GTAAGCATAATGCTGGGATACAGACCTGAGAAATCACACTTCATCAAAGATCTATGTATTCCACTCATGTAGAATGTTAAAGCACCTTGGTAAGAACACGTCTGCGTTTTCTTGGGTTTCATTTTAGTGCGATCGATCATGAACGAATTCCACCATGATCCTGTACCTGTAGTGGTTATCCTCTGTAACGTCCATGACATGTAAGCTTTCATAAAATAATTTTGTGGCGTTAGAAAATTCCATAGAAGCTCTGTGTCTTCTAAGTCATAATCTAGATAAGTTTTAATAGTGTCTACATCTCCTTTACTCCAATATTCATGAATTTTATCGCCTATTTCTATACGACGATCTTTTCTCAAACCAAATCCAATAACACTATCTTTGAGACGATAGTTTTCTAATTTACGAACTAAAGAATCGTATAAAACAATCTGCGGATAAATATCGATAAGTTCATAAAGATCGCAATCCCACGCTGGTACTTCTAAGGGTTTTCCAAAGACGATCGCATTTTGCCATCGATAGGTATTATATTTACTCTCTGATGGCTTCCAAGGACATTCTAGGCCATGTAACAAGCAACGATGATATATCATGGCTAGATCAACCATGACCTCTTCAGAGTTCTTATAGAACCCATAGATCGCATAACCAGCGATCGTATGAACTTGTGGAAAACTTTCTATTCTAGCAAAAAACCATTGTAGTAATTCTTTTTCTGTTTTGTCTTTATTACAGGCTAGATAAGACTTACCTCTGTATCGGACACCGATCGCTACGATAATATCATCTTTTGTACCTGTAGCAGATCCTCCATCTGGACCAACCCATTCCAGATCTAGAAGAACTACGCCTCTGGTGTAATCTGAGAACGGTTGTACATCAAAAAGTTTAACCTCAGATTCCCTGATAAACGTAGTATCAGGAACATCAAAAATATTAAATTCCGTATCATCCGATACTATGCGAGGTTTACTATCAGGATCCTTTTTCTTAGCTCCCTCACGAGCTTCTACATATCGTAAACCAGGGAAGCGATCATCCCTTGGTGGAATAGGTAATGGATCATTAGAAGAATTCTGATACGGATCGTTAATTCCGTAGTTAGGTATTGGTTTTAACATGGTTATTAAAAGTTTATTTCTTGTATTTTGTCGTCTTCAGTTTTTTGAGATTCTGATTTGGTTTTAGGTTTAACAACAAAAGATCCAGGGAGATTTTCAAATAAAGATGTTTCTGGTGTAAACATCAGTTCAAACATACCTGTAGGACCATTACGATGTTTAGTGATCAAAACTTCCGTCTTTCCTTTATCAGGAGTGGAAGAATTATAATAATCTTCCCTATATAACATTATGATCATGTCGCAATCCTCTTCAATACGTCCTGACTGACGTAAATCACTATTCGATGGTCGTTTGTTAGTACGACTTTCTACGCCACGATTTAACTGAGATAAAATAAATATAGGGACGTTTAGTTCTCGGGCGAGTCCTTTTAGTTGTGTTGTTATTTTACCAATTTCTCGCGTAGGATCGTCACCTTGTATCATTAATTGTAGATAATCTATGACGATCGCACCTAACCCGCCAACTTCTCTATTAAGTTTACGTGATTTGGCCAATACCTCAGCTATGGTTATGTAAGGAGTGTCATCTATATAAAATTTCATTTCTGAAACTTTAATAATACCCTCATGCAATCTTTCCCATTGATCAGATTCTAACCTTCCCGATCTAAGGGATGAAAAGTTGATCTGCGTCTCATTAGACAATAATTTGTAAGCTAACTGGGTTCTAGACATCTCTAAACTGAAGAAAGCTAGAGGAACATTATTTCTAACGCATATATTTTTCGCAATATTAAGAACGAAGGTCGTTTTACCTAAACCGGGTCTACCTGCTACCGCGATAAGATCAGTACGTTGAAAACCTTGCGTATTATTATCGATTTCATGGTATCCAGTTATCAATCCATGAAAATTGTCTTCTTTAGCTCTGCGATCGATCTCATCATATACATCAGCGAGAAATTCACTGGTATGTAATAGATCGTTAGCTTTAACCCGTTGTAAGTGTTTTGCTAAAACTTCCAGTTCATCTAAAGACAGACGGGTTCCTGTTATTTCCCCGTCCATCAGCTTACGACGATAAGGGATGAACTTAAAAGTATTACCAGAATCCCGTAGAGTTATATAGTTGGCTATACCTAAAATAAGTTTCTGTTCATCAGTAGCATTCTCCGGTATATCTTCTAAATTTACAGAAACCTGGTTTTCTGCAAAACTCCTTACTATTCCACCGATGTTCAATACATCCTTATTAGGAACGTTCTCCCACACCCACGTTTTAATACGATTAATAATATTCTTTGGTTCTAATGTAGTATTGCGATCTTTCTTCTCAGCAGATCGCCACACAGTATCCCATTCAGAAGACCCCCAACCGCCACCGTCAGAACACTTCTCACAGTATTCCACAAATAAATCATAAGGATCGCCACTATACCGTTGGTTTTCAGATTCTAAAAAATATGATGCTGCTATAAGATCGCAAGCTAGCGAAAACGCGCCATTGTTTCTATAGTCATCGCTACCCTCTTTAATCTTAGTCTGATTTTCTATAGACAGACAAATGATTAACGGTACACTATCGTTTATCGGAAACTTAAAAGATTTACAAAATTCTCCATAAGAAATACCTTTGCGAACCTCACTGACAGGAATTAGCGATCGCAAGTCATTGTAATCATGAGGTTTTCCAGTACCTCCTACAATTCGAGCGTGTTCACCAGTTGTTACATTCAACATGCCAGCTAAGGCCATAATCCTAGATGGATTCTTATTAACTGGATCCGCACTTGATAACGCGATCAAATCCTCCTGTAAAGCCCTCCATTGGGATTCTTCTAAGGGTTCTGATAGAGTCCAATAGTTGTGAATAGATTTGGAACCCGTGTCTACTTGAACGGTAGGTTCAGGTAGTCCTAACGCTAACCAGAAGGATTTCTGAGCGTCTTTAGGGAATATCCACTTCTGTTTTTTCTCCTTTTCCTCCATTGGTTTAATGGGAAATTCTACCTCAGGGAGAAGCATTTTCATCTTCTCAAGAGTAGACTCATCTATATAGTCATGTTCGTAGAAGATCGTTCTACAAGCAGTAATGTCCTTATCTCCATCTCCACCAGGGTGAACAACCACATAGATTTTACGACCTTCATCTATCCACTTGGTTAAAGTCATAACCGGATATTGAGGCATCGTAAAGATCAGGTTGCGTGGTTTTGTATCATCGTAGGTCTTCGGTAAGAACGATCGCAACCTCACTTCTTCACCGTCTGTATATCCAATAGCAGTCAAAAATTTGCTGAGATGGTCAAACAAGAAGGGCTTCTGCACTAGACAATTTCCTTTTTGAACAATAGTTTGATCAAGAATTTAGCGTAACGAGGTCTATCGTTACTACTTAACTCCTGATATAGCGTAACACCAGTTTTGTCCTGAACAAAGGGATGTAATTCATGTTGATCCAATTGCTTAAACGTATTACAGCTTTCTTCGTTGCTATTCGTATGGAAATTTCTAACATATTTGTTAACCAAAGAGATCATCTTGTAACCAAAATCGTTTGGATCGTTTGGATCCATCAAATCGATATCGTCCAGCATCCTCACCAGACGCGGATCCATCTTCTCACCACCTTCAGAAGAGTCGCCAGTACAGGAGTTACTAGCTAAGTATTTATCATTGAACTCAATCAGATGGGATTTTGTAAAAAGGGTTTCAAATGCGTGTTTCTTGGGAGTGTTAGTTCTAGGGTCTACTGGACTACTCCACCATGGATCTATCTTAATGAAGGAGATCGCATTTGTCCATATCTTGATCGCGTCATCACCATGTTTCTTTATAAACGATCGCAATTTCTTCTTACGATCGTCGTCAAGGATCCTTACATTGCTCCAACAAGGGGGAGTTTCATTATAAAGATCCACCATCTGTTTCATCAGAAGATCCACTGATGTGATCTCAGTAGACGAAGATCGTTCAACATTCGTGGATAAAGAAGGATCGCTATCAGATGTGGATAATGCCCCGTCAGGGGCGTCTTCAGTATATATATTCTCTTTAGTCTTTTTAGAATATAGAAGATCGGACCAAACTGGTCCTTCCGAAGGTTTCAGACTGACCTCTTCGATTGGGTCAATTTGACCTGATCGATGATCTCTATCTGAACCAATCGATTGGGTCAAATTGGATTCACCGAAGCAAAAATTTTTTACGGCTTCTATGATCTCTGTTCTAGTCTTAGTTACACATGAGATATCCAGTAGAGATAGTCTCTCAACGGCGGTGTAGTTGATTGTGTAAGCTTTCGTATGGTCGTATGGATTCTTGTTGAATCTCCCACTGATCACAAGACCCATATTTTCTAGACTCGATAGGATCCGTTTAACAGTGGATACCGACCACCATGTAAACTGTTTAGCTTGCCATTCCTCAATCGTGTTAAGTATCCACCAATGCCCGTCTTTGAACGTGTCAGTACGTTCTGCTTCTTGGTTGAGTCGTAACCAGTAGTTGATCTGCTGTAGTACGATCGCCGCTTCTAATCCAATCTTGTTGGATAGAGAAGGTAATACCATCATTGGATATTCGTCAATTAGTAATTTATTCATGGAATCCTCTTTCAATAGGTACAGAAACAAAACGCTCCTAACGGAACGCTTGATCAAAACTATAGCTTAAATCGATAGAGAAGGAGGGACGATCGCTACCTTAATCAGCGATCTTTAACAAAGTGTTCGTAAAAGTCCCCAAACTCTGTAGATAGAGCTGCGGCCTGTGCTACAGCAAGCTCTACTCCTTTACCTTTACGTCTGGGTTCGATCTCTTTATTAGTGTAGGTACCAATGTACTCTACATAGGCTGTCCATGCCTCTATTAGCTCAAATACGGGCAACTGTACTAATAGAGTACATCGAATATAAGTCTCTCCGTTGTATTCAAAATCCTTGGTGTATTTTTCTGTAGGGTCGATCGCTTCGTATAGTTCCTGTGCTGTACAGTTAAGGATCTCTATGATCTTCTGTCCAGCCTTAAAACCAGGATCCTTAAAGTGCGATCGCTCCCAGTTATACCAGGTACTTGGATGCACTCCCACAACACGAGCTATCTCTGCTATAGGTAGTTTCTTAGGAGCCAAACGATCCTGTTCCCTCTTTCTCAACATTCTAAGGGTTAGTCTAGTCATAAGATACTACACAATATTGGATATCTGTATTATACTGATTGGTGTGGTTCTTAAAGCCCAAGCTGAAGGAATACACGCTAGTCTAAAAATCATCCAAAAAACTCCCTCAATGGGAAAGGAACAAAATATGAACTTTGATCTATCCACGTTTCGTTTTGTATCGGACATGGAAGTTGACCATCATCAGAACGGATGGAACAACATTACCTTGGCCGATCTAAAAAATCATGTAAAGTGCTTAAAGGATCAATACGGCATTACCGAAAAGGATATGCCAGATGTGTTTAATTCTGTAGAAAATGTAGAAGTTTTTCTAAATGCTATTGAAGGCGATCGTCTTGGTGATTCTGACGAAAGCGATCCCGAAGTGCTTTCCTATCACATGGAAAACGGGATTATTGATCGTTTGTATGGACCGTGTTTTTATAAGACTGATGAAGACCAATTTGTTTTACGTGTAGGACGAACACTTTATAAAGCTTCTCTAAGCGAAAGTAGACTTGTCGTTGGCAGCCTTCGTGGCCCAGTAGATGTTACTCCGCGAACCAATTCTGAAGGGAAGGTTCTTAAAGATGATAATGATAATGTGATTCTTAGCGTTACAGCTAAGCTTCGTGATCCAAAGGTAAAAGGAAATCAAGAACTGCTCTATATCCCTCTCATTTTAGATAGAGAGGTGAAAGTCTCCGAAGCTCTACTTGCAGCAGCTTTAGAAGATGGTAACATTTGTGACTACATGTCCACCGTCCCTAAAGGGGGTGGTAAATTCTATGATATGAGAATGTTACCGGTTGGTGATTATTTGGTAACTGACATCGGTGATCCTAAAAAGCTTCCTTATGATGGTAAAGAATTCGTTTCATGGAATATTACCATCGCAGATTTGGGAATCGTTTCTAGTCGAACTAAAGCTCTACAATCCCGTTTAGAGAAAAATCTGATATTCTATCGCATGAAGGCTCAGAACGGTTCTCTTTGTTTAAGAATGTCAAAACATCATGTCAAATATGTTGATATGAATGGTAATAGTGTGACCACGACATTCCCTGAATTTATTGTGAATCTACAGAATAATAACGTAGCCAACTTACAACCTGGGAAGATCGGTAGTAAAGAAGTTCAGCATCTCATGGACGTAGATTTTATCGTTAATGGTGTACCAGAAAACGTCAGTCCTATTCTTGTACAAACTGTACAAAAGATTGGTGCCATGATCTCTGGTTCTCAAGATACGGTGAGTCTAATTGAACCCACTAAGTCTGCTGCTCCTAAAGCAGATGAAGAACCCAAAAGTTACGACGACATCCCATTCTAAATAACGGGATAGATCGCGCAAGCGAGGATCGCTAAATATAGTGATCCTCGCTTTAAAAACTTAAATAACACTTTGGAAAAGGAAAGCATAGTGAACACCTTTGACGTAGTTATATACTCCGTAATATTTTATAACGATGAAAATGGATACGCGATCTTGAAGGTCGGAGATCCAAATAATTTTGAGGATTTCATCGCTGTAGGTACGATGCCAGACCCTATAGTAGATAGCCCTGTTCGTCTAATAGGGGATTGGATAGAACATAAAAAATATGGTAGACAGTTTAAGTTTTCTAGTTATACACTACCTGAACCCACTTCTAGAGAAGCTGCGATCGCATACTTACAAAGTGTTAAAGGTCTAGGTGGTAGTAAAGGTATTGCTTTATACGATCATTTTGGTGAAGACGTATTTGATATTCTAGACAACGAACCAGATCGCCTTATAGAGGTTAAGGGAATTGGACCAAAGAGTTTGAAAAAAATTCTTGAAGATCATGGTAAGAAAAAAGGAATGCGAATTCTTATCCAATTCCTACATAGTATTGGAGTGTCTGCTGGATACGCGAAAAACATCTATAACCAGTATGGAGATAATTCTATCCATGAAATAAAATCTAATCCTTATATCCTTTCTTCTTCTGTAAGAGGTTTTGGTTTCAAACGATCTGATGAGTTAGCCAGAGGACTTGGAATAGAAAACGATTCTTTTATTCGTTTAAGTGCCGGTATACACGAAGAGTTAAGACAAGCTTCTCAAAGGGGAGGACATTGTTTTTTAATGATGGATGAGCTTTGTAGTAAAGTATGCGATCTTATCCGTCTACCTGGTTATAGTCCAAAACCAGAGGATATACAGAAAGTTATAAAAGATCTTAATAAAGCTAGCGTTCGTCATAGTCAACAGTTACATGTTGAAGATGATGCTGTTTATCGTTGGCCTATGTATTTAGCCGAAGCGGAAACAGCCGATTTTATAAGACAAATGGTAGGTGAATTCAGAGATCCTCCCGTAGATATCGATCTTTGGATCGATAGATTTGAAGACCCTAATAGACCTCTTGCTAAAGCTCAACGACAAGCAATTAGAACGGCAGCATCTTGTAATTTTATGATCCTTACAGGTGGTCCTGGATCAGGTAAGACGCACACCTCTAACGCGATCATTCAATACTTCCACAGTCGCGGACTACGAATTAAAGCTTGTGCCTTGGCCGCTAAAGCAGCGATGCGAATTAAGGAAGTAACAGGTATTGATGCTACTACAATTCATAGACTTTTAGGATGGAACGGTAGTAATTTTGTTCATAATAGAGACAATCCTTTAGAACTTGATGTCTTGCTGTTAGACGAAGCTTCTATGGTGGATATTAAATTGTTTCATTCGTTAATGGAATCTGTACCACGATACGCCAATGTCGTTCTTATTGGTGATGTTGATCAATTACCTTCTGTTGGTGCTGGTAACGTTCTTCGGGATCTTATAAACTCTAAAGCGGTTCCTGTTATCAGATTGACTGAGGTGTTTAGACAATCCGCTGATAGTAAGATAATTGATGGTGCGCTAAGTATCAACGCTGGTAAAGTCCCTGAGTTAGAATCAATAGGACGAAGTACCACCGTTCCATATAGTGATTCGTTGTTTATCAAGTGTCCTAAAGAGACAATACCTGTCGCAATCCAATGGTTATTGGATGTAAAGTTACCTGAATTGAATTGGAAAAAAGATGATATACAGGTTTTGTCTCCTATGCACAAAGGAGAATATGGTACACAAGAATTAAACAAACGTATCCAAGATCTTTGGAATCCTAATGGGAAAGAACTTAAAGGTTTTAGATCAGGCGATCGCATTATTCAGCGATCTAATAATTACGATAAATCAATTTTCAATGGTGAGATCGGTACTATCGAATATATAGATACTACCGAAAACGAGATGACTTGTAAATTTCCTGACATTTCCAATCCTGAAGAAGGACGATTGGTTGTTATTGATGATAACGAACGTGGTGATATGCAGTTAGCTTATGCGATATCTATTCACAGTTCACAAGGATCTGAGTTTCCTGTCGTGGTCATACCTGTAACCACATCTCATCACATTATGTTGATACGCAATTTGTTGTATACTGGATGGACTAGGGCGAAGAAACTCATCGTTCTAGTGGGCGAGGAAGAGGCTATTAAAAAAGCCGTTAGAAACAATTATGTTAATAAACGTAATACGAGGTTGAAAGAACGCTTGTGTTAAACAAAAAAAATAAAGGTGGTCGTAAACCAGGAGAGAATTACAACACTGGTTTGAACCAAAAGATTGATAATATACTTGATTCAAGAGCACGTCGTCTAAGTATACATTTAGACGAAGATCTTTACCAATTTTATAGAAGACGATCTTTTGATCCTACAGGATTGTTGTCTCCTATGTACTGGGGATTACAAGCTCTTTGTGTTTATTATCCTCTCTATCTATCTTTAACCGGTCAGGAGTATTGGATATCATATCAAGAATCTTTAGTTATAAAGACTCCTAGAGAGGATAATAAACCTTGGAATATGAAGGTTCCCAAAGTTTTAATGGACTGGTATGATACTTTACCAGAAATTCGCTCTGTTATACCTTTCAGTATCGTTGACAGCTACGGGATAGGTAAACGTTTAGGAACTTACAGAACCACTTCTAGAGTCTTCCATGTTAGAAGATCGCTTGTCTTCTATAGGAAAATTATTGAGATTGTGGATCCTGTGTTGATCGCTAGAGGACACTTACCTAGTGTCAAAATGAATTTCTTGACATTCACCCCTACTGAGATATATGATTTCTATATGTCAGCAGGGATTGATTTTTCAAGAGATCCTAAGAACATATATGGAAAAGGAAACTAAGGTCACCGACGATAGTGCAAACTGGTTGTTAAGAGGGATTATAGGGGCAGTCATCATTCTCTGTTCTGCTATAATTCTTGGCGTAGAAGGTAAAGGGTCTTCACAGAATTTTGCTGGTAGATCGCGTTGGTTAGCGACTTTTATTCTTAAGACGTTAGCTAGAGTGTTTCCCCAGTCTGTTCAAAAAGTGTTTGATGCTAGACGTTTTGTAAAATTAGCTTTTGATTTTATGAACGAACTTTTTGAAACAATATACGAAAATAATAAACCAATGGACGCTGATTGAAATGGATAACAATATTTTATTAGCGATAGCATTTTATCTGATAGCTTGCATGGCACTGGCCACTGCTATTGTAGCGATAACTATGGCGATCTTCAAAGTGTCTAGTTACCTTGTTTATACGGTGTTCGCTGTGTTGTATGAATTCGACCCGCTTGTAAAGGAGCATATTAATCGATGATTTCAGAATTAGACTCAGCTTTTGAATCTTTTCGTATCGCTGGGTTTGAATTAAATCCACAGTATCGTAGAACAATTAATAACGCACTTTTTCCTGACACAAAGGTTTATGAGGTTCGCAAGCCTGTTCCAGAAAGAGAGTGTGATATTTGTGTATTGATTTACGATAATTCTTCAGTTGATGATTTGCCTTATATTCTCCCGTTGGTATATTTTGAATTGGTGGCATATTTTTCTATTTTTCATGATGATATCGAGAAAGTAGTGAACGTAACAACGATTGTGGAATCACCAGAAGAAGCGATCGCTACTTGGCATCATTTAGTAAAAGCGATCGATTTTGCCAATCAGATTGTGGTTGAATAGCAATTAGCTTGATACACTTGAGGCAGAGTTAGTTAAGTTAGAATTATGTAGCTTAACTAATTATGCCTCAAGTATTTCCAGAAATACAATTAGTATTATGGTATGAAAATTCTGTTAAAGTAGAGACCAAAAACTCTTTAATAGAATACGGTACTAATGGTGTCATTGGTAGATCTAGAACTAACTTAGTAAATGATGTAAGAAAAACATTTAGTTTACAAGGTGTTTTAAGAGATAGAAATGAAATAAACGATTTTTTATTATCTAATAGAGGTAAACCGTTTGTATTTCGTCCGTATAATGACGATTACTGCGGTCTTTTTGTATGTAGCAATTGGAGTTGGAGATGGACTGCATTAAATGTATGGGAATTTTCAGCTACTTTTAGTGAGGTATTCCGTCCTGGATGGATACCTACGGCCATTCCATATAGAATGGAGGCAGGTTCAGAATCTTCTGCTGACTTAATTTTAGAAGTACCGTCTATTTATTTATTATACAATGGATCTCAATCTGGTGCCTTTTTAGGATTAGTAGATCCATATTCACTAAACACTGGTGTAGAAAGTTCAGGTAATTTAAGATTAGAGAACGGTATACTTGAACCTTATACACTCTTTACTGGTAACGAAAACGGAGCTTCTTTAATAACCGGTGAAGTAGTTGTACAGACGTATGTCCTCATTGCTGGTGACGAAAGTGGTGCTGTAGTTGTTACTCCAGGCTATTTCTTATTATTCTCTGGATCTGAATCTGGTAGTGTACTGTCATTGGGAGAAGGTACCACATCACCCTATGAATTGAATACAGGTGTAGAATCGAGCGTTAATATCGTACTGGGTGAACCTTCAGGTGTTGTATATTATCTGAATGGCGGTAACGAATCTAGTGCTGTTGTTTCTGTTCTAACAGACCTTGTGTTTGATCTAAATACCGGTAACGAATCTAGCGTCAATCTAGAATTGGGAGAAGGTTTTGTTCCAGATCCTTTCTATAGTAATGTTTCCTTGTTATTGTTTGGTAATGGTACTGATGGTAGTACGACCTTTGTAGACTCTGGACCGGCTAATAGAACCGTAACAATCTCTAGTGGTACTCCTATAATCACTACCTCTCAATTTAAGTATGGTAATGGATCTATAACTGGAGGTAGAATTGAAACGCCTTATGATGCCGCTTTCGATTGGGGTACAGGAGATTTCACCATAGAATTTTGGTTTAGGTATAGCGGAACTCTTGCGTCTGAATTTAGATTTTGTACTGGTAAAACGGGCAACTTTTTTGCCTTTGGTAGTAGACTCTTCTCTGGTCGAAGAATTGGTGTTGTTCTAGAGAACGTTTCTTGGGATGTTGAACTCAGTTGGACGCCTGTTGGTGCTAACACTTGGGCACATATAGCTTTGACTAGGCAAGGCACCACAATGAGAATATTCCAAAATGGTGTCAGTTTAGGATCTGCCTCGAATAGTAGAAATTGGAATATCAATAATAGTCCATTTTTAGTAATGCCTGATACTAACATTGCATCTGGAGGCGCATGGTTTGATGATTTCAGAGTTACTAAAGGTATTGCTAGATACACTGCGAACTTCACTCCACCAACAGAACAATTGCCCACTCAATAGCTATTTCACTATAAATATTAGCTTTTACAAAATTCTAAACATATAGTAGTATAGGATTAGTCGAAAAATAAATAAAAATGGCTCAACCAACTGGATTTACACATTTTCAAGCAGGTCTTGCTAGACAGGCTAATCTATTATTTAATGGCGCTACCGCCGCCAGTGCTGGCGGTAAGATAAGACTGTGTACAAGTGCCGCCAACTATACAGCCACAAGCACGGCGATCGCAAACGAGTTGTCTGGTAGTGGTTATCCTGCTGGAGGACTATCGTTGGTCGTTTCGGCATCAGCTTGGAACTCAGGATCTAATCATCATCGCGTTACTTTCAATGATGTTACCTTGACGCCTACAGGCAATTTAACATTCAGATTTGCTGTTCTAACGGACGCTAGTAACAATTTGATCGGGTTCTGGTCTTGGGCGGCAGATGAAACATTAACCGCCAATATTCAATATCCATTTCAATCGTTGTATTATTTTACTAGAAACGCGGTTTAGAAATTAGAAAATTTAGAAACTCACAATTCAAAACAAAACTAATAAAATCGTGGAATAGGAGATCCTCTAGATGGGTTTATATACTCGTACAAACTAATGAAACCTAGCGATATATTGAATGATCGCGTAAAAGAAGCGATCGTTCGGGATTGTATGATCGACGTTGATAACGAACGTTGCGGTTTCGTATTGAAAGATCTATCAGTTATTCCTGTTACTAATATATCTGAAAAACCAAACGATTCTTTTATACCAGAACAAGAATCATTTGATAGCTATGAAGACGATATTATAGCCATCTATCACTCTCACAATACAGAATACACACCTGGGTATTTGTCATTAAGAGACATCGAACAATCTAGATCTCATCAGATACCCTATATTATGTATCACACTACATTTGATGTATGGGATATGTTTGATGCTGACTATATTCACCCTTATCCACTAAGAGAACCTGATAATTATGGCACTTTAGACTACTTATTAAATGTACCATTTTCTTGGGCTAGAGCTGATTGTGCTTGGCTCATAAGAGCGTATTATAAAATGTTTTTTAATTTTGATATAACTGATTATCCAAGACCGTTGGGCGATGATTGGTATAAAGAAGCTAGTAAAAGTAGTAAGGATGGAATGTATTACAATCTATTACTAAATCATCCAGGGATAACACAAGTTAATACTGAAACCCCTAAAAAAGGGGATATCGTACTAATGCGATCGTTCGGTAGTCGTGTAGCCAATCATAGTGGTGTAATTGTAGAATCTGCTACAAGCGATCGTTATGCTACTATATTACACACGTTAGAATCGGGTACTTTTAGTCGTGTTGACCTATGGAGCGGTCCTAGATGGCATACAGGACGTTTACATTCCGTATGGAGATTATCTCCTAGATAGTGTAGGAAAGGCACTTGTTGGCAATAAAAGATTGTTACCAAAACGTAGTTTACAAGATCTTATTGATTTACCACATTCATCTTTTGTGGGATCTGTTGTAGTTTGATCCGCTAACGTGAACATATTTGTTCCTGTATATCCACACTCAGGGCCTCTATATTCCCACACACAAGATCGCAGTGCATATCTACTAGGTAAAGTAGCTTGACCGAATTCTAATGGCGATGAGCCCTCAAATGTTATTTGCATCCAAGGTTCATAAGATATTACTCTACTTATTATGTAATCTATTTCTTGTAACTTTGCAGTAGAATCTGGTGTAGATCCACCATCTGTGAATCTAAATTTTGTTCTTATTATTTTTAGAGAAGAACCTTCTAGTCCATCTACAGAGTCAATTAAATTTGATATAACACCATTAGGATCGCCAACATTGATTTCTAATCTTGGTACAGGGCCAGTAGATGTAATTTCTATTGTTTTATGTGTAACAGGGATTAGACTTATGCTACCACCCCAAGAAACTTGTTGATTAGAGAAGCGAAATACATCGAATGGATTATCAGGATTAAAATCCCTCAATATGTATATATAAACGTCACTAGATTGATCTAAGCTTATTAAAGACTGTTTGAATTGTGTCATGCTGCGATTATACCTAAACGTCTGTTAAAAGATAGATATAAATTTTGTGTAGCACCTGCGATCGCGGGGGATGATTCGACATATTGACTTATACCACCATTCAGTAGAACACTTGCTACACGTATATAGTATGTACCTGATGATAAATTTTCTACTATTAGTTCATTAGTGGATACTGATAATATGGGTGACCAGGAACCAGTAGCACCTCGTTTCCATTGAACTTGATAAGAACTTATAAATGATCCGCCTGTTGAAGGTCTACTCCATCGTGCTATTAGTTTGAATACATTAGCGCTTTGTTCTACAAAACCGACACCCAGATTAACAGGTGGTGGGGGTATGACAGGGATTTCTTCTTCTTTTTCTGTGGATTCTAATTCCCATCCATTTTCGATTATATTGAATTTGTCTTCTCGATATTCAGTGGCTAAGATCTCTATTAGTCCAGTATCTTCTACATCGACTTTTATTATTTGTACTCTATATTTTTTAGTAGTTATAACGTCTACGAACCAATTAGATTCTTGTAGGGGAGCTGTAGTAAAAGGAGTTGATACTTGTATTGTATCTGTAGAACCTGCCCCGTTACTGATCGTTCTAGTTTCTATTGTTAAGTCAGGCATGGTACAGGTTATAGAATAGCCTGATGCATTTGGTAATATTATTTCTTGATCTAACTCTACTGTAGTGGTTGTAGCTGATGTTATTAGACCACCATGACGTTTTTTAGATCGCTTCCAATCTACAATATTTATAATATCACCAGGTCTTATAAATACCGCGATCAATCTACACTTAAAGGACACTGTTTCTGTTTCTAAAAAATTAGAATAAACTTGATAACGTCCTTGTCTATAAGCTTGACCTCTAGAAGTACATCCATAAGCAGCAAAATCAGTTTCTCTGTAACCAAATTTTTTAAGTGCATCTTGTACTTCTACTGATTCTACTGTTTGTCTATAGTAATCATCTGGATCATTCCATGTTACATAAGCAACAGAGTATCTTGTTTGTATATCAGTTGATGAGTAACTGAACATACCGTTTTCTACATCAGCATTAGTAAACTGTTGAATAACATCACTAGGTTTATCCTGCCAGAATTTTAAGCATGTGCCATCCCAATAATAATGAGAATTACAAGCACTTAGAAATCCTTCTAATACTTTATGTGCAGCTTCCCCTTGTTGTAGTACTGTATTACATCTAAATCTACGTTCTGTTCCACCAAAACCATTAGTTACAAACTCATTATTATATCTAGATATGTCATATAAATCATACGAAGATACTTGACAAGAATCTATTTGTTTACCTAAACCATAACGACTATTAGTTAGAATGTCATATAACTGCCACACCGGATCAGATGTTGCTATGGGCGGTTCATAAAGAGTACCATCCCATATCCCACTGAAGTCCAAGCCGCGATCTGTGTCGTTTACTACGGCATTACTAGGAATGGCTACAGTTCTACCACCAATCTTATACCCTCTTTGTGGTTCACTAGAGAACTGCTCTGCGTCAAATTCAGCACTCACTACAGCCGTATGAGCATAATTTATCTTGGTATCATTTACGACAGTGGTGTAACTTACAAATTGAATAGTATTCTGTAAGTTACTATTAGGTGTTGGTTCTTCTACCAACTTTTCAACTCTTATAGTGATAGGACGGGCAGAATTGGTATAAGCGATCGGTATATTATACTCAAATTCTGTTGGACTAGAGAATTTTACTAAGCGATCTTCAGAATGAACTGTTGCAACACCACCAATATCGGTTAATTGTATTCTGAAGGCCATCCGGCTAGAAACTACATCTCCATCTTCTTCATATTGTTGTACTTGAAATGCTAGTCTAACTCTTACGAAACTTACATCAGTAACGGTGAAAGTTCTTGAAACAGGTACGTTAAATTTTACTTCTGTGTTAACACCAGTTTCAGATGTAAGCCCCTCTTTGATCGTAGCATCTAATAGTCGTTGTGAACCTGTACCGTTTCTACTATCCCATTTGAATCCTGTAACGTTCTTAGTACCGTCAGCATTACCTACAGGGGTTCTATCCAAGTAGATGGAACGATCGCCTTCTAATAGTCCTTCTATTGGACCTTCTGATAGGGCTTCTACAACTACAGCTCTTGCAGAACTGATCGCTGTGTCAGGATCAATAGTACGATTTTTGGATTTACCACCGCCACCGTTACTAGAAAAAATACCATGTTCACCTACAAGATACGTGTGATAATCGTCTACAACAAAATTGTATACAGTAGTATTTTCTAATTCTTCGATTTTTAATAACGGTCTGTATTCTAAATATTTGTCAATAAAAAATTCGTCTATATTCCATCTACCAATTTCTTTGAAAGAATTACGTTCTGTATAGAACGCATGATTTGGAGTTGCTATTACATAACCACCCCAATAGGTATATCTAAATACTTGTTGGTTATTATGAACACTTGTGGATAATACTTTTTTGATCGAGATTCTATTTTCTGGAGAGAAACAAAATACTTCATCACCTGTTTTTATATCTTGTATGGGTATTAATCCTAATGGTGTCTGTATAAGAGTATCACCACTAAGACATCCTCCTTCACCCCAGAACTCATCAAATTTCATCACGATCCGCCTACATTGGTAGCTGTGATGTACGATCGCACTGTGGCAGATAGTACCATAGATGGTGCTAGCATAACGCCATATACTACATATATACGCTGTCCTATTTCTGCTGTATTAGAAACACCGGAAAATATAAAAGATTTTTGATTCTCGGCACTTGCGTCGTTTTTTGGTTTTTGTCCCATTAAGCCGGATACAAGTAATAAAGAACCTGTAACGATTAATTGAACAGCGCTCAGACCTAATAAACCCCCAGAGAATATCAATCCTCCAGCAATAAGAGCTGTACCAAGAATTATTTTTCCTACTTTACCAGCACCACTAGGCAAAGCTGTAATATGAACACTTTTATCTTTTACTATAGGATCTGATAGTTCATCTTCTCCTATTTCATAATTTCCGTGTCTGACTTTGAAGAATGTACCTTTTCCTGTTTCATCTAGGATAAATTGTCTGAAATCTTTGAAATTAACTTCTAGAAATCTAACACAATCTTTGGTGCTATGCGCTACACATCTAAATTCTTTACCATATTTCTTTCGTAGAGAACCATGTAAATAAATAGTAGTGTACATCACACCGTCCTTGTTACATATGTTATGTTGTAACCAATTGTATTTGCACCATTGAGATTAATAACAAGAGCTGTATTCGCTGCAAGATCTAAAGAAGCATGTGGATGATACTCAACGCGATCTCTAAAACCAACTGTACCTTTTGCTGACAATAATACTCGTCTAACATTTGTGGATGTACCACTTCGGACGATCGCTAATGTTTCTACAGCGCTTTCATTTTGGAGTTCTAAGTTTAATACTTTTATATAGTTACCACTACCAGGCGCGTTTATTATCGTATTATTACCACTGATAGATATAGTGCCTGTTAGGTAGAGTTTCGTTACACCATGGTTACCCATGTCTGCAAGAACTTCATCATAAGAATGAGGTGTGTATATAGGCACCGAACCAGATAACCCTTTATCTTCTGAAAGGAGTATAGCCGGATTGGTATTACCGTCTAAAACTGATATGTTCCTGGTAGGCATTTTTTTAGTTTATATAGCTAAGGTAACTATATCATAACAACGTTTTTGTTTCTGAAAGGTAGTCAAAATATGTACCTTACAGGGTGTGTTACAGCATACTTTAGATCATCGGGATTTTGTAGTTGTTCTCCATGTTGTGTACAATATACTTCATCCCATTGAACAGGTGTTACGCCTAGTCTATTAGCCACATCATCTAATACTAGATTTTCTCTGTATATAAGTTCATTAGTGATAGGATCTCCGTATTTTCTGTTCATCCTATATCTGTCGTAGAAACTTTCCTCTGTACGATATTCGTCACCTAATAACAAGTTGCTATTGTATATTTCTTTTATAACATTTCTACGCATACCAAAACAACCACCAGAAATGAAATTAAATTGTCTTGATAGGTAAGGTGCAGGCAGAAATCTCACATCTCCTATCCAATCACCCTCTGGAATATAATTAAACGATCTCCATATATAAGAATCTGGATCTAATTTGATAATAAGATCGCTAGTTGTATTATTAAGTACGCACTTGAAATTGCGTTGAGTAAATTCTGGTCCTACATTCTTTAGGCGATCGCCTTTTATCAATGTAAATGGAGGAGAGTCAGGGAACATGCGATCGTGATAATCACGGATCTGATTCATAGAGAATAAATTAGCTTGACCATCAGATATAATTAAAATCTCTGAGGTTGGATAAAAATTTCGTATTTGAAAAACTAGTCTGCTGGCATAAATCTCGTTTTTGTATATATTAAAATAGAAACTAATAGGTTCCGTCATTTTTCAAAGGTATCCAAACTCTACCGAAAAAGCTTCCGCCACCCAATACTTTTGTTCGTTGATCGGACATTAATAGATAGTAGTCACCGTTAGGCATATAAGATACATGTAACTGTAATACTCTTGATTCGGTATCAGTAGACGTATCATCAAGGCCACGTATATCCATTGGATCATAATCAGGAAAACCTTCGCTCCCTGATACATAAACAGATGTTTTTACTGCGGGAGTTTTAGATCTTGTATCTTTGTCGTATATGTTCTCCCCTTTATAACTGGAAATGTTGACATTAGCCGGTAATTTATAAAACCATTTTGGAGATCCTGTACGTCTTACTCCTATATACAGTCTTGGCGCGTTTGCGGTAGTGTATCCATGATACAGAAAAGGTTGTTCTAATATACCACTGAAAAGACCTGTTCCAGTGTGGAAACCTCTAGATCCTAATTGATGATGTATAGATATACCTCTTTTTTCTCTAGGATCAAATAAAGGGACATGTGACGGAGGATCAAAAGATCTCGTTATCTGTATATTTCCTTCATAAATGTCAACATTGTTTTTTGGGTCGTCTGCTGTGTAAATAGTATAAGCATCAAGGTATGTTTCTTCATGTAACATACTCTTCACTCTATAATATACACGAAAACCTACGTCAAAATAGTTGGTGCTAAGACCCATGAGAAACCCTAATAATAGCTAGATACAGTTAATCGTACCATCATAGCACAATTGTTGAATACACTTTCACCAGTTGGTTTAACTTCGCCAGTTAGAGTGTATATACCACAAGGTATAGTAGGACTACCACAGCAAGATTCCATCGTTTGTTGTAACAAAGGTGTTCTTATTGACTCGGTGCAACTAGGATATACCAATTGATCTTTATATATTGCCAATAATGTCAAAAAGTTGATTACACAACTATGAGTTCTAGAATCATAATTTTTTAACATCTCTCCAATGTAAATTTGTTTGTCTTTAGACCAACTTCCATACATAATACGGGTCAGATCGCCTTCAAATTGTTTTTGTAGATATTCATAACTTCTCAGAATCAATCTAAAAGTAGTGCCAGCATCTTCTCCATTAAGGTTAGCCCACAAAGCCGACTCTCCTATTAATGCTTGTGTAGCTGGATCACTATCTGGATAAGGTGTGTTCTTTTCTGAGAATCGTGTAGGAGGAAAATCCGGTTCTATAGAACACCATTTACCATCTACCCAATTTAGCCAATCCATCAAAAGTTTCTGTAAACTATCGAATTTAGTATTTGAATAATAAAGAGCTTTAGCCAACCATAGACCAAATTGAGCCTGTGAGAAACCTGAATCTGACCCTTGTTCCATAGGGTTGGCTTGATTTCTATAAAGGATAAGAGTAGCAAGATTCCCTGTAACAGTATTTAACTGCCATAGGGAATTAATAGGCGATATTCTAAAAGCAAAAGGCCCAAAATCATCATTGACCTCTGCATATTTTATTTGAGCTTTAGCTAAATTGTCGATCGTTGCTAAAAGTTGATTAGTATTCGTACCAACCAATCCCCATAAATTCTGAGAGATCAAATAGCGATCGCCGTAACGATTAGTTACAACGTTATTTTGTCGTACTATAGAGGATGTAAATAACTCACTGTTAACGGTATTAGGCGAGTAATTTATAATAGATTGAAAACCAGTTTTTATTTTATTGGATCTTGTTTGCCATATACTGTTTTGAGTTATCAAATACAATTCATCGTAAAGCTCCCACAACATAGGCAACCAAGAAGCTTTGATATTAACTTGATTCGTTGATAAAGCCGTTACGGAAGCAGGAAATGCTGTGTAACCGTTGTTACTGGGTGAGTATACTTCAAACAGTTGATTGGTCTGTATAGACCCAATTGGAGATCTTACATTTATTAACCAATGTGGTAGTGTACTATTACCATTGTAATAATAAGTTTCTATAGCTTCTGCAAGTGTTAATGATCTGTCTAACCAAGTCTGATTGTTTAATAACTTATATCCATTAAGAAACGCCATCGACATGTTTATTTGATCATATAATGTACCAGCTTGCCAAGGTATGTCTATACCAGCTTCCTGATGCCATTGTTTAGTAACCAAATTGTTGTTTGATATTAGTAATGGAGCTTGGAGAGATATTTCTGGAAACACCTCAAATTCAAATTCTAAAGAAGCTGTAGCGTTTCTATCATTACTTGTTAATGCTGATTTAATAGCGTTACTGCCAGAATAAACTGGATTTTGTGTAATCTGCCACCAGTTGTTTACCCACCCTGAAGGTATAACACCATTCTCAAAACCTTGATTTAGATACGTGGTTGTTATACCAGCTCTAGTACTGGCATTTCCAATAACTACACTATCGATCGCAATTACTTCGTTATCTACACTGAAATTACCATCTTTTTCGTGTATGAACTTTATTTTGTATTTACCTTTTTTTTGAAAGGCATAGGAAAAATTAGTCCATGAGTTCGGAGATCCAGTTCCATAGTAACCACCAATATTTTGACCACCACCACTTTGAGTTAATACAGTTTCCTTGATGCCATCAGGCTTGGTTACTTCAATCTTAAAAAAATCAAAATACACTTCTGTAGCAAATGTATAAAATACATGTAACCAAGTGTTGCCTTCTTTTGGTGTAGCGTTATTAGTTATAAGACTATTTACATCTATAGTCGATATATTATCTATAAATACTTTCGATGCCGTAATATCAGATTTTATTTTAGTTATATCTATAAGATCAGAAAGATCGCTACAAGGTGATTCGATATCTTTTATAAACGTGGCTGAGAAACTAAAAGTATCAAATCCTATTGGTGTTATAGACCATTCTGTACAAAAGTATAGTTGTAATGGTAATACTTCTACATTAGGACTCCAATAAAACGATTCTACGCCACTCCTATTGGATAAAAAATCAGATATGTTTTCTATCTTATCCTTAGTGTCGATCGCCTGAATAGTCCACGTCACTCTAGGTTCTACGGAAGAAGACGTGCTTATATAACCATCGCCAAGTTGCGACTCAAAATTAGATCCTACATCGTAGGATTCTTCTGCGCCCCAAGACGGCGGTAATGTAAGTGTAAGATAATTCATAAAAAGATTGTCCTAACTAGAACCATAAATAAAACTTTCGGTAGCGATCAAGCGGCATTAAGACTACCAAATTCTAATTCTAATTGTTTTAATGCCCAATCCTCACTTTTGTTTTCTTTGTTAGCACAATCTAATAAATATTGTATATAAGCCTTTTTGAGCATCTCCGATCTATTAACCGTAGATCCAAGAAACCATTCATCTAATGGAGAAATACCATATTCCTTGGCAAATCTCTTTTCAACGTGCTCTGGTGAAACACCAGTGGTAAAACCTTCAAATCTATAAATTCTAAATCTATCCCTCAAGGTTTCCACATGAATAGTTTTATTGATCGGTAATTCAATCATACCACTATCATCTATATCGAATTTAGTTATCCAATGATGGCCACAAGCACAGTCCACAGTGAATCTAGGCACAATGCGATCGCACTGAGGACACACTTTAGTGGGCATAACACCAACGGTTTTTTCTTTGGATGTTGGTAATGTATAGTTTTGAATATCCTCTGGTATGCCTAGTCTTGTAGTGTTGCCAGCTTGATCTAGTATCACACCAAATCTTTTACCTTCAGCTATACGCATCAATCTCCCTATTTGCTGGAGATGTAACGCTTCTGATGCTGTAGGTCTCAAAAGTAACCCTACTTCAGCCATGGGTTCGTCAAAACCGATGCTGATAACGTTTACAGAAGATATACCTATCAAGGTTCCTTCTCTAAAATCGTTATATATCTTAGCTCTCTCTTTCAAAGGTGTTTCACTTGTTAGACAAGCGAAAGGTACTCCTAATCTATTGAAATGATAAGCAATACATTCGGCGTGTTCTATATCCACACAGAATGCTAGTGTCCGTTTTCCTCTACAGAGAAAACTTCCATCAGTATCTTTTAGTAGAAACCATTCCTTTATGATCGCACTGATTAGTTCAGGCGTAAAGCATCGGTTCTTTATTTCAGATACTTCGTAGTCGTCACCCTTAACTTGAAGATCTGACACATTAACAGAAGCAGACGGAACATAATATCGCATTTGCGATAAAAAACCCATCCTTTGTAAATCCAGAGGCGTAGGAGTGGCTACGAAGCCTTCTAAATGATCTCCTATCTGTTCTACACCAAGACGTTTTGGAGTAGCTGTTAAAGCCACTACACGGGCATCTGGATAGATATTGTAGATAATATCCTTACCAACTTGAGATGTTAATGTTATATGAGCCTCGTCAAATATAATAAAGTCTACTGTATAGTTCTTCCAGGTTTCTCTATTATTTAAGGTCTGAATACTAGCGATCTGCACTAGCGTATCAGGATTCTCTTCGTATCCAGCTTTTACAAAACCTACTTCGAGTCCGTATCGAGTAAACTTTTCTGCTGTTTGTTCTACTAACTTATCTAAGTGAACAATAAATAAAGATCGCTTCCCTGCTGTAGAAGCATCCAGGCATAATTTAGTGGATATTACGGTCTTACCTGCCGCTGTAGCTGCGATCAACGCCATTCGCTTATTACCTTGGGCGTAAGCGTTATAGAGATCGTTTATTACTCTGGCTTGATAATCTCGTAAGTCCATAGCGAAGAGTCTCTAAACTTCTACAGTTTCGTTGATATTGATAATTTTTACGTCGCTATAGTCGGGGAGAGGATAGTTAGAAAATAACCAAACTGTAGCGTTCGTTCTTAAAATTCTAGCTCGACCAACAGCCTGAATCAGTTCTTGTTCAATTAGCGCAAGATGAATATTTTGCAAGTTCAGATTCTCATAGGTACGAAAAATAAATCGGAATCCGTTACGAAAAATTTCCTGTTGTACCACGGAAACATAGGGCGGGGTTTCCATACCGAGGACAGCCGCTATAAGTTCAACTAAAGACTGAGGAGGATGGGGAGTACCGACGACCGCTATATTTTTACCTTTAAGATCATCGTATCCAGAACAATTACCAAAATGGATATTTTTGCAAACGTTAAGGAAACGATCTTTGAAAGCCTTAAACGTGATCACTTCAGGATCTCCAGCTTCTTCCAATTTAATCCTAACATAGTTTTCTGTTTCAGGATTGCTCAAAGATCGTCTGGAACAGGATTTAGTTGTGTCCTGGATCAATTTACCTTTGGGAACCACGTTGGATATATCCACGAAGTTTAGTCTATCCTCGTCAATAAGATATCTGTAAATATTTTCATCAGCGGTAGCTGAAAGAATTATATATTGGCGATCGCTAGGTAATTCTTTTTTACCAACGAAGTTAAGTTTACCAAGATCGTTCGTGTCTAAGCAAAACTTTCCACGTAAACGAAAAACGTCTAAAATATTACCGTCAAAACGATTAGAATTATCTGCCACTATAGTTGTTAGTAATAAATTAGCTTTGTCAGAAATAACAAAGTGTGGCATATCCTGTATTATATAGGCTTCCTTCTCAATAATTTCTAAATAGTACGAAATAACAGGTTCGACTGATCTAGTCAGGTTATCGTTCTGTTCTCTTCTAACTAACGAACGAAGAACGTTAAGATCTTCACGAGTGATATAATAAGTAGGTAACAATTCGGAAATGATATCCTCGTCGAAAATAAAAAGTTTACAATGACCAAACGGATATCGATTCGTACGAGCGTTCTTCGTTAGAGCTTTACGAGTAGTTCCAATAATAGATCGTGTTTGGGTACCGTACGCCTCAGCATTTCTTCTTTCGTAGGACAGTAGTTGCTCTTTAAGATCAGTATCCTTAGTTTTTCTTTTTAGAGCCTTTATAGCGGCTTGAGCTTTGATATACGCGCCTACGTTATAAAGTTCGTCAATATTACCAGGTATATTAGGAGGTTGTTCAGGAGTAACTACCGCAGAGAGCGTTTCTGTCTCACCTAAGTATTTATTAATAAATTCGTCTTTTAACTTGTGTGTGGTAAAACCACAGAATAAAGCTACACCTTGGCGTTCGTACTGTTTATAAATTTCAGCTTGCATACGAGTCTTGCCTTGTCCTGTAGCGAATTTAAGAACTGTCACGCTGTTATCTTTACGATCAACAGCATCGTAGAACGCCGCCGTCATGATTTTGTCGGCCTCTTCTACTGTGTAGGCGGAAAGTTTAACATTTGGAATCTTCACAGCTTTACCCTCGTTTTTATAAGCCGTAGCGGCGTTAGAATACCGGTGATCCTTTATAAAAGGACTATAACATAAATTAGCGGGAAAATAGTCAGGGTGCTTACGCAGTGAGTTGAAGATCCTGTAATGTTTCGATTCGTAACGCCCGTCAGCGACCATCCAACGCTCAGCCTGTTTAAGACCACCCTCAAAAGGCAAGAGATTGGTGATAGCAGTGAAAAGATCGGGATAAGATAGACGATCTCCTATTTCGTATTGTTCTGTAGACTCAGGTACACCATCTCGTAAAGCTTTAATTAAGACAACGCGATCGCACAACCGATTAAAGTCAGGTTTGGAAATTATATCGTAAGTGGCTTTCCCACCATCAACAAAAGACAATGATTCGTTTTCGGATATTTTGAGATTAGTGGCACGACTTATAATGGTTCTAGCCGATCTATCACTACAATTTTTAGCTGCTTCACTATCGGCAGCACTTTTTAACAGATCGTAGTTTAAAGGCGTCGAATCAAAATTTTCAAGTAATAATTCACGACCTCCGAAATAGAACTGAACGAGACGATTTGAAGTTAAATCTGCTTCAGGAAACAAAACATGTAATCTATTCAGATAGTTTAGAGTTTCTGTTTTATCTAGATGTCTACCAGAATCGAAAACAACACGAAATTTTCTTGTTTCGGGAGTATCGCTAAAAGAAGTATGAAAAAATTTCCAGTCAATACCATACTCTTCTAAACGAGTTTTAACTTGCTCTGGAGTAATAACTGATCTTTTATTATCAAAGTCCATAGCTAATAAACGAGAGAACACAAAGTATTCAACCGTCTTTTTTTGAGAACACACCGAAGGGGACCAACTATAGCCGTCAATAATATAGGAAGCTAATTCCGCGATCTTTACTTCAGTAGGTGTTAATCTGTTTACGATCGCTCCAATCAGATCTTGACCTTCTTTAGTATTTCTATCGGGTTTGTTAGAAAGCTTTGTTTTCAGATCTAGAGAAACTTTAACGATCATTATCTTCGATTCCTTACTACATTAAACTAATTAGTCTTCCGCTCCTTCTTAACCAACTCAATACCAATACGAAGTACAGCAGCCATAGTAATACCCATCTCGCAAGAAATATCGTAAAGTTCCTTTTTTTCGTCTTCGGTCATACAGAATTGGTAAAACGACTTAGGAGAATCGTTATCAAGCCGTCTGTAAGCACCCCTCTTCATTTCTTTTACAACTTTTTTCATTTGATAAACCTAAAGTATTGATTATTACTAATTTTATATCTTTATTCGATATATTGTCAAGTAGTAATAGAGTAATTTCTAATATCCGTTTCTAGATAGATCGCGATCGTCATTTATAATTACTTTTCCTTTATTTTTATATATATAATTTTTTATAGAATTAGCTGTAATCCTTATATAGCAATAGGTTGACCCCCTTTACATAGATGCTGTGTGTGTTCCCTCTTATCACCTATTTTCGTGCTATTTTTCATTATTCTATTTGCTATAACCTTTATATATCAATGCTTTCGAGGTTTGTTTCGTTTTCCCGGAGGCTTAGATTATATACAAGGCTCCGGGTTTTCGCAACAAAGAGGGAAAGATCATAAAAGGACTTAGAAAAAAGAGAAATATAGAGAGATCTACAGCAGCACACACACAGCATCTATGTGAATGGGGTCGATATATATAAACACTGAAAATTATATAAAAAAAACGATCGCGATCGTCCTTATTTCATTCCTATTTCATTCGATCGCGATCGATCTACAAAAAAAAGAGGGTAGAAACAGAAAATATCGCCTCTAAACCCTCTGTAAGCCTGATTAACAAATTAACGATAAGAATTACCTCGACTGCCTTTAGCGCCTCTTAAAAACGATTCTGAGAGGACTAACAGTGGTTATCACAGGAACCACATACTAAGGAACTAATCGACAAACGAAATGGAAGAACGATCGCGATCAATCATCTAAATTCATTTTGACCAATCGAATGGGTCAATTTGGTCTAATCGAATGGGTCAATTTGGTCTAATCGATAATTCAGAAGTGATCGGTTAAATTGTTTTGACTAATCGATTGGTTCAATTTGACCTGATCGATTAGTCAAAATGAAAAAAGGGATTAGATCAATCTGACCTGATCGAACGATTTAACCGATGATCGCTCTAAAAATGCGATCGTCCTGAGAGATGAACATCGATTAGTGGCACCTTAGAGAGGTACCATCAATTGTACGCACTTATACTCACTAAAAATATCGTCATATTAATATCGCCATTTTAAGGTGCAACTAATTATCGATAAGTAAAAATACGGGCGATCAATGGCACCTAAAAGAGGTACCACTAATCATACGCACTTATACTCATCGTAGATAATCAAGAACCATTGTATTGATGGCACCTTAGGGAGGTGCCATTGATCGCTATGCAGCTATCGATAAGTAAAAATACTGAAGAACGATGGCACCTAAAAGAGGTACCACTAATCATACGCACTTATACTCACTATTTTTCAATGTAAAGAAATGTAAAGAAATGTAAATTGATGGCACCTCTTACTTAGATGGATGATACAATTCTTATAATGCTTACATAGTGAGCGTTTCAATTGATGGCACCTCTCGAAAACACATATTGAGTGGTGTATAATATCTAACATGACCTACAGTGAGCTAATACTTTCTCTAGGAGAGGTAAAACAGTTTGTAGAACGAGAAACAAAGAAACGGGTAAGTAAAACCACCTTATTTAGGTGGATGAGGGAAATCCTTGACTTACCTGTTTATGACCCTAGCAAGGTCAGAGTTTACACAATTGAAGATGCCGTATGTCTTTCTTTTTGGGCTATTTCTTCTGAAAAAGCGAAGAAAGGATCTAGACACGGTAGACGAAACAGACGGATTCAATTTTATGAGGAATTATTCTTGTCATGGCAGCGAAACCAATCAATAAGCTAAAAGAAGAGCAGGAAACGCCCGTTACACCCCCTAAAACAGGCGAAACCACTTATGACACCAGTACGGACATTACTCTGGTGAAGGCTACTCTAGCCCTCTCAGATCAGCACTACGAGAAGCTTTACACAGCGATCATTTCACACGAACAAGATAACGCTAAAAAGTTTTCTAAGTTCTACGAAAAGCAAGTATTAACAGGCAATGTACGATCGCATTACTTGGCTGAGGAATTAGCTAAGCTACAGGCACCTGAGATTCAAACGATCGCGATCGACCGTCCCACTGTATATAACGACATTGATTTCAGTAGCAAAGTTGATGCTCGATTAGCTCTAAATGGCCTGTTTCCGAGACTAGCACTAGGAGAAGGTAGCAATGAATAGAAGTCAAGACATGTCCCCTGCGGGGCATCCTAGTATCGAATACACACCCAAATGTACCCAAGTGTACCCAGTTGGGTCCGATACTGGGGACAATGGATGGTATATTCGTTTGGAGGATGGTTCTTCCTATTTGATAACGCACCTACCGTCTTCCTATGACGTTCCTGGTTATGGGCAATACGACGCCTATAGAGAGATGGAAGCGGCGGGTCAATGTTCTCAGAACGGTGTCGTTATGCCTATGCGTAAACGTTCACCACAGCAAGAGATTGCGATTGAGACTGTCTCTGCAGCTTCTCAATCTTCCTACATCGTCAATGAATATCCTCAACTAGGTCAGGACAGTTTTACAACTACAACGTTGGTTTGTGTTGCTGCCCTTGGCTTAGGGTATGGTGCTGTTAAATATTTTTCTCGCGCACAAGTAGAATATTGGTTAGGTCAATATGAAGAAGATCGAATTTCTCAAAACACGATTGTTGATCCTCTACCTGTCCCTCCTGGCGGAAGCGTACCGTCCCCGTGGGCAGGAACCCCCATTTCCCAACCGCTTCCGCGATTTTCGATGAGCGGAAATGGCCCGGAAGCAGAGTGGAAATGCCCCGGAAATGGCCCGGAAGCGACCGGAAGCAGAGCGGAAACGGGCGGAAATGAAGTGGAAATAGCCGGAAATAAGTGGAAGCAAAGCGGAAACAACCCGGAAATAAACGGAAGCAACTGGAAGCGAAGTGGAAGCAGAGCGGAAATAAGTGGAAGCGAAGCGGAAATGGATCCGAAACCAGTTGCTACTATCACTGTTGACGATATAGATTACATCAGAACTCAGTTGAGTTCAATTCGAGAACGATCGCAACAAAATAACTTTTACGATCTTGACGTTAACAACAAGGAGGCTTTTCTAAGATATTGTCAATTAAAAGATCATCACAATCGTAGAACGATCGCTAGCATAATGTTCAACATCGAAGGAGGGAGGAAATGGGAACAAGTTAGAGGCGTTTTTGATGAATGGGATAGAAGCGTTTAGTAGTTGAAAAAAAGGAGTCTTACTATGTCGCAACCATTTAATCTACCGTCTGACTTACCAAACGATTTTTTCGATTGGCCAGAACATAAACAAGAACAGTGGATAATTGAACATAGCCGTAATACACAACCACCGGAGGAAAATAGACGACCATCACAGATGCAAGGATCACGATTAGGCAATCAGCGATCGCATTTACCAGGATCACAACATCCACAAGAACGTATACCTAGCGTATACAACACTAAATTGAGTGATCCTATAGAACAGAGACAAGTAGAACAAGTTCATGTACAAGCGGAGCAGAGTAGAATGCGAAGAGAATCGACATACTTACACGATCTAAACACCTTGGCTGCATTAGGTCTTACATTTTCCACGGTTAAGTTTATCGGAGTACCACTGCTGTCATTTTTTGATGCTGTATTTTCTTTTTGGGGATTGTCAGCGACACTAACGGCGGATGGTAGGAATAGTGCGATTAGCATTGTTCTAAGTGCAGCGATCGGCTTCATCATTTTTGGTTTAGGTGTTAGCACCAATATCAAAGTAAACGGAGAAGTCGTCCTAAGTCGATTTCTTCGTGTTGATACCAATGAAGACGGTCAAGTATCAACTCTTGAACGTTTAGTGTTTTTTGGCAAAGTCTTTTGTATTATTACAATTGTGTTAGCAAACGTATCGACTAATTACTTAGGAATGGATCAAACGGGAGCAGCTAAACTGTTTCCTTTCATCCCTGGTTGGATAAACTGTTTATTCCTAGCGATCGTTCTTATGGTTTCCCCTCACGTATTACTTCCAATATGTGATGCTATCTTACAAGCGATCGCTGAATTGATTCCTGATGCTATGATTGATGCTAGGAGCAATCAAGCGCGTACAACCTACGCGGTAGACTTTGGTAAACATCTACTTGGTAGCATCACAGGAAACGCTTCTACTGACGCTCAAAAAGCTGTCACTAGGATTACGCCTAAGGGTAAGAATTACAAAATTCAGAAGTAGAAGACAGTGGACAACATCGAACGTCTTATAGAAGTAGCTGTTCAGGAGGGTAATACACGCCTTGCTGAACAGCTAACTACCTTAGCTACTATAAAGGCTCAACAAACCACGATTTATGAACAACAAGAGGAAGAAGATGAGTATGTGATAGTTATTAAAGATCGCACTATAGATCGTAAATATTGGTTAATAACGGGAGCTGCCGTAGCGATCGCGATCAGTCAAGTTATGGCCCCTGGTTATAGTAAATTTGCGTTACCCATAGTAGATCATATTGATGTTCCTTTTATGAGGTCAAATGATAAATAATCACTTTGTAACTTGGGGTGTATGTGGTGCGATCGTTCTAGTGCCATCAGTGAACCGACAAGTAGAATCATTGGTTCATCATGGATATGCCAAATTCGGTGATGTGGAGATACTTATCCCTTTAGATTATGAAACCGCGACAGAACAGATTGTAGTAGAAAAAAAGAATCCTTCGTTTGATCTTACAGATCCATTTATAGGCCAAGTTATTGGCACTCATAAAGTAACAAGTTTACAGGGGCCTAGAAAGTCACCCTGTCCAGGTTGTTCTAAATATCACAATGGTGTAGATGTAGGTACTCCCATAGGAATACCTCTTTATGCACCAGATAATATAGAAGTTGTCTGTAAATTCGATGGTAATGGTGGCGGCTATTACGCAGAGTTTTGGTACGCTGACATGTTATGGCAGCTTTTACATTTGAAGAAAGACACCTGTAAAAGTGGTGGTTATGAAAAAGGGTGGAAGATCGCTGAAACAGGTGATACTGGTAACGGCACTGGTCCTCATTTACATCTTCAACTACGTGCTAAAGATGCAAACGGACGATTCATGTTTGTAAAAGTTAAAACAGGTCATCTTACAGCGGTATTGTTTCAATGATTAGATTTTTGTTGAAGTGGTCCTTTCCAGCGATTCTTTTAACAGTTAGTTTCCATCAACCGCTCAATAAAACAATTGAGAGTTATTATTACTACGGGTTCGATATAACAACTCCTAGTGTCTCTATACCTTTGGTAAATATAAAAACACCAGAGGTTGTTATACGACATATACCATCACTCCAAAATATTACTCAAGAAGCACTGGATAACACTATTAACAAAAGCTTACCTGTAAATTTCCAAATAGGACGAAAAGCTGAAGTTGTTACCGCTATCATCCACGGTGCGATCAATTTGAATATTACAGATGTTGGACAAGTATCTTATATATTAGCCACAGCTCAACATGAAAGTGCGAACTTTACCACATTGGTAGAAATAGGAAACTGTGATTATTTCGCCAATAGAGCTGGTGGTAATGGTTATGTTAATCGCATGGGTAATCTGAGTAAAGAAGACGCTTGTAAATATATTGGTAGAGGTTTAGTACAGTTAACTGGAAAGAATAATTATAAAAAAATATCTAGTATCTATAATGTAAATGCGGTTCAAAATCCTGATATTATAGTTAGTCCTGACGTTAGTGTTACTTTGTTAATTGAAGGTATGATGGGTGGTTGGTTTACTGGTAAATCTTTACCTCAGTATGTATCTGGAGATCAACGAGATTATGTTTCCGCTAGGAGAGTCGTTAATGGGAAAGATCGCGCCCATCATATAGCGACTATTGCTAGAAACTACGAAGCGTTAGTCGAAAAAGCGTTTATTGAATATGGAGTTCTAAAGTGAAAACTGGACGTAGAGAACATCTTCGTTTTAATAATATAGTGTCAAGAGGATTGTCACTAGGTCTAGTAGTTATACTTATATCACTGATACACATATTTTATGAAAATAACAGATTAGACCTTATTAAACCTTGGTGGATAACAGCTCTTCTCCTTTCTCCTATACAGTTCAGCATACATGAGCGTTGGGCTGGTCCTGACATGGACATTCCTACACGTAAAGGTCTATTAGGTATATACTGGCGTATCTATGCGAAAAATGTCAGACATCGTGGTATGTTCAGCCACACGTTAGTATTTGGTACTCTTGTTAGGTTCCTTATTGGTTATTGGTTTGTTGTATTGGGTTTGTTAGCGATCTTTAATTTAGATGTCCTATTAGTACAACCTGTAATTTTGGGAGATCTCCGGTTGCCTAATGAGGTTGGATATATGATCCTATGTTGGTATGGTTCTTGTGTTTTAAGCGATCTGGCACATATTATATGCGATCGCATTTTGAATCCTATAAAAATTTTATTTTTAGGAGATGCTTAAATTATTTTTGTTGGAACAACCATTTTAGTAAAGGTTCTATTTCATCAGAGATTAAAATAGAAACTCCTAGTCCTATAAGGAATAATTTTGTGATTTGTTCCAACCAAGATGCGCTAGGCGTTTTTAACCATGTGAATACATCACTTAAAATAGTCCATGGTGAAGCGTTTTCTTTAGCATGTTTCATTAAAGGAGAACCGTCTTCTATAGGTGAACAAGGTTCTTCTTTGTAAGGACCACATCGCCACTGTTCATCATTCCATATATCTTCATTGGATGTATCGTAAGGCGATTGCTTTACGATTATTTTTTTATCATTACCAAAATGAATTCTATCGTTATAGTTTATCGTTGCCCAATCTTTTGGTAACAGTCTTTCCCCATTTAACCATACACCGTTGGATGAAGGTCTTACAGCTTTAGCAGAACTGTCTTTCTCATCTATGTATATACCTCCATCCAATATCATATACAAGCCGGTTTTGTATTCGTGTTTAATTGTGCATTGTATTCTTGATATTGCTCGATAGTGAAGTAATTCCTTTTTGTTATCTGTAGGTTTAAGTTGAATATCACAATAAGGTAAAGTTCCCATCAACCAATAAGTATCATCTTTACCAGGCTTTGTGGTTAACTCTATTAACTCACCTGCTAAATCGGCGGGAAATTCTGGCGATAAATATAGATACAATGTTGCCACTTTTCTATTTTGTCTAATTTTATCATGCGATCAAATGATAATTTTTTTAGGTCGTGAACGGTGTCAAAGTAGATAAACAATTAGATATGTTGATGGATCTACATTGCAACTCTTTTATATATAGATCGGTCTCTATGTTATTGATTATCTGCTCTCCCCGCAACTATTCAACGCCTGAAACCCTTGACTATAGCGGGGTTGCGGTGGGGCTGTGCCGTGGCTGGACTAACTTTGGACTAAATGGAGGGCTGGAGTAGTGCCAACAGCGTATCTGTCCCCCTCGCAGCTACAAGATTTAACTAACGTATCAAGCACCGCTCCGGTATCTGGTGACAATGGGAAGGCCTTGGTGTGGAATCAGGCGGCTGGGCGATGGCAGGCTGAGCAAGTTGCCTACTCTAACCTAAGTGGTGCCCCGGCTTTGCCTATTCCGGTAGCTAGTGGCGGTACTGGCACCCAGACCGGCTCAATCACGGGAACTGAGGCATTGACATTTGCCTCGGGTGCAAATGGCAATATCTCTTTAACTCCAAATGGCACGGGCAAGGCGGTGATCGGCAATGAACTAGATATTAATCTGAGAAGCCAAAATTTTGTAGAAACCGGATTAAATATTAATCTGCCTAATAATCAATCAAATTACAGTAATGGATTATATTTCAGAAAAGGGGCGGGATATTTTAATGTTAGCAATGGCACAGCTGTATCCGATTCTTTCGTGCCATTTTTCACCGCTAAAAACAACCCAAATCAAATTAACCAAGCGTCATGCCTGGGGTTTATTGGATTATATCCTCCTACTGCTACAGCTGACCTTGGTGTAGTAAATTTTAACGCGAGAGACACAAATGAGACCGCTACATTGCTACGCGATGATTTGCTTTGTTTTGCATTTTGGAATAGTTATCAAGAACTCGGTTCTTTAACTTCACCAAGCTTGTTATTTTCCATTCTGGGAAGTGGGAATGCTGGCTTAAAAGGTGAGTTAAACATTAGAAGCACAAGCGCAAGCACTAGCACCACTACAGGCGCGTTGCGTGTTGCCGGCGGGTTAGGTGCTCAGGGCGCAGTCAATGTAGGGGGGCAGATTAACGGCACTGCCACAACGGCAAGTACCAGCACTACGACAGGGGCGCTAGTTACCGCAGGTGGTGCTGGTATTGCAGGTGCTCTGCATGTAGGAGGCCAGATCAACGGTCTCGGAGCTGTGCAATCTGGCACTCCTGCTAGTGCTGCGGCAACGGGAACAGCGGGGCAAATCCGCTGGGACACTGACTATATCTACGTTTGCACGGCTACAAATGCTTGGAAACGAGTCGCTATTTCTACTTGGTAATTTCTATGGAACAATTATCCCGATTTCAATGCGATATTTCCCCAACTGAGGGGAAGGTAACCCTTCAGGCGTATTGGTCCGATGTTGTTGCTGACCCGGTTTCAGGCGCAATAGTAGCAGGGCCTTTAGTTCCAGGTATCGACAAATTCTATCCATCCGTGGAAGCCGCGAATGCCGCTGCAATTGCTAACCCTGGTTGGGCGATTATTGCAGAGCAATTTCAAACTGAGCCCTTCTCGGCTATTGCAGCACTCCTGCAAGCGGTAAAAGATGCCGAGGCGCAGGCAGCGCAATCTCAGACCCTTAAAAGCCTAGGGTTAAGATAATGACCCAAACTCTCCCCGCCGCCCTTGTTGCCCCCACCCGAGCTAGCCAAAGCGTTGGTTACCAAATCCGTGCGGTTGATGGCACGACCATTGCCACAGCCTTTACCACCACAGGGGTAACGGAGGTTTCTGCTACTGGCTATTACCGAGTGAATGGTGGCATCACCGCCCCTGACGATGGAGGGACGCTGGAGTGGTACTTGAACAATGCCGGTTCGTCGGGGACTTTCCTGAGTGCCGTAGCGATTGAGCCTGCGCCCAACCAAGCAGACCAAGCGGCAGGCATCCGCGCTGCCCTGGGGCTGGCTAGCGCCAATCTGGATACGCAGCTATCTGCCATCAGCAGCAAGACCACGAACCTGCCAACAGCCCCCGCAGCCGTTGGTGATATTCCCACGACTACGCAAATCTGGACCCATGCTACCAGGGCACTCACGGATAAGGACAGTTTCAACCTTGCCAGCTCCCAGACTTTTAGTACTACCGGATCAGTCGGTAGCGTAACTGGTGCTGTGGGCAGTGTCACCGGTGCCGTAGGTAGTGTCACCGGGGCGATAACCGTAGGCACCATTAACAACAATGTGATCACGGCAAATGCTATTGCTACTGACGCATTTGACGCCGACGCTATTGCCGCTAGTGCAGTGACCGAGATCCAGGCAGGCTTAGCGACTCAGGCCAGCCTGGATGCCAAGGCTAGTCAGGCGAGTGTGGATACACTCAACGCCAAGGCTGACGACATTACGGCATTGGTGCTATAGGAGGAGCTATGGGCGTTATTTACAAGGCAATCTCATTACTCCCTGACCTCGGCGATGCGGTTACCACCGCCACCGCCAGCATCAACCTATCGGCCCTCAGGGCGGTCATCCTCGACAATGCAGGCCAGTTTGCCTATGCAGACAGTGGCAACCCCGACCATGCCTACCGAGTCGCTGGCATCTTGCCCTATGCGATCAGCCAAGGCACCGAAGGGGTTGCCTACAGGCTAGGGGAAATCACCGATGCGGTGTGGAACTGGGCCAGGGGTAGCCCTATCTACCTGGGCGCTAACGGCCAGCTTACCCAGACGCCACCGACAACGGGTTTTCTGCTAGTGCTAGCCCAGCCTATTTCCCCGACCGTGATCAACCTCGTTCAACCTGTTCCCATTCTTTTAGGAGGTTAAGCCATGAGCACAAATAAGTTTCTGACCGTCGTAAACGGCAACACCATCCTTACTCAAGCAGTCACTACCAGTGCTGGAGTAGCCGACGCCAATAAAATACCTTCACTTGATACAAACGGGACACTTAGCCCTACCTTTCTGCCTAGCGGTATTGACCTGCAAACAGTAGTCTTGCCGACTAGCGAAAACCTAGCCACTGGCGATTTCATCAATATCTTTGATGATAGTGGCACTGTTAAGGCACGTAAAGCGGACGCCAGCAATGGGCGAGAAGCACGGGGCTATGTCCTGACAGCGGTTACATCGCCTGCTAACGCCACGATTTACTTGACTGGCCGCAATACTGGTGTCATTAGCGCATCAGTAGGGCCAGTGTACCTAAGCGCCACGACTCCCGGAGGCTTTTCATCTACTCAACCCGCCACCGCTGGCCCGGATGTGCTCCTCCAGCCCCTAGGCCACGCCCTCTCGCCTACGTCGATTCTTTTTGAATATGATAGACCGATCAAATTGACAGTGGTGTAGCGCCATGGCAAAGGCAATTCAGCTAGTTAACGCAGCTTTGGCCACTGCTGACTTTATATCAGCGGCGGCCAAGCGCCGTGATCCGTGTATCCGTGACATTACCAGGGATGGCAATGGCCGGATCACCCAGATTAGCTGGTTCAGCGACAGCGGTAGAGGCCAGGAGCTATACCGCAAGGAGATCACCTGGGGCTCTGGCCTGCCTACCCTGGCTAAGCACACCGATTACGTGTACAACGTCACTCGCTGTAGAACGCTAGCCAAAGTAGGCGGCGCATTTCAGATAGAGGTAGGGATATGTACTGACGTACCAGTACTTTGGGGCACTTTGCCTATTCTATGGGATACCGAGGAGGTGACCTGGTGACAAAACAACTACGGCAAGCAGTTGCCACCCCCACCCATGCCCTTGTCAGCAATGGCACCAGCGCGGACAGTAGTCTAGGTTATGCCACTCTAGCGCAGCTTAAAACAGCCCTAGGGCTACCAGCGAACTTGGCAATTACCACCACCAATCCTGTTAACGGTTCCATCGCTGTTTGGCAGTCTGGACAATTGACTATCACCGATCAGAACACCACCGAAACTCTTACCGATGGAGGTAACTTCTAATGCCTAACACTTTGAGGATCAAACGACGCGCTTCTACTGGTGCGGCTGGAGCGCCTTCCAGCCTAGCCAATGCTGAACTAGCCTTCAACGAGGCTGATAATACTTTGTACTATGGTAAAGGCACTGGCGGAGCAGGTGGAACCGCTACCACTATCGAGGCCATTGCTGGCTCTGGTGCCTATGTCACCCTGGGAACAACTCAGACTGTCTCTGGCATAAAAACTTTTAATAGCCCCTGCGTATTCTCTGGCACCGGCACTAACAGCGCTACAGGCGTCACCCAGTCCTCCAGCGATGATTCTACCCGGTTAGCCACTACAGCCTACGTGAAATCAGTCGTTAGTGCTGTTGGGGGTGGCACCGTCACCAGCGTGGCACTATCGCTACCTGACCTGTTCACCGTCTCTGGATCGCCAGTGACCGGCAGCGGCACCCTGACAGCCACTCTAGCCAGCCAGACAGCCGCCCAAGTGTTTGCCGCCCCTGCGGCCACGGCTGGAGCGCCCACTTTTAGGGCCTTGGTGGCGGGGGATATTCCTGCATTGACGGCGGCTAAGATCAGCGACTTCGACACCCAGGTGCGGACCAGTCGATTAGACCAGATGGCAGCTCCCACTGTGTCAGTAGCTTTCAATAGCCAACGAATAACAGGTTTAGCCGATCCCTCTGGCGCTCAAGACGCGGCGACGAAAGCCTATGTGGATGCAATTTCCCAAGGGTTAGACGTAAAACAATCTGTCCGCGCAGCTACCACAGCCAACATTACTTTAAGTGCTCCTCAGACGATTGACGGAGTTTCTGTCATTGCTGGAGACAGAGTACTGGTTAAAAACCAGTCTACTGGCTCCCAAAACGGCATTTACGTGGTAGCTGCTAGTGCGTGGACTCGCGCCGCCGATGCCAACAGTGCCACCAACCTTACCGCAGGTGCTTTTACCTTTGTTGAGGAAGGTACTGTCAACGCGGATTCAGGCTGGGTGCTGACTACTAATAGTCCGATTACCATAGACACCACTGGCTTAACTTTTGCCCAATTCTCAGGGGCAGGGCAGGTAGTAGCCGGAGCTGGCCTAACCAAGACAGGCAACACCCTAGATGTTGGTGGCACAGCCAGTCGAATTGTGGTGAATGCAGACACCATTGACATTGCTGGCGATTATGTTGGGCAAAACACAATCACGACCGTTGGCAGCATTACCACTGGCACCTGGAGCGCTACTGCCATTACTGCTACCCGTGGCGGTACGGGCCTAACCACCGTCCCCAAGGGCTCTGTCCTAATTGCCAATACCTTGGACACCATTAGCGCTCTAGATGGCGGTGGCAGTGTTGATGGCATTCTGGCCTATGATGCGGCCAGCGACACGATTTCCTGGGCGATAACCATTGATGGAGGCACATTCTAATGCCGCGCAAGTACAAAATCTTGCTACGCCAGGGCAGCGGGGTGCCGACCGCTGCTAATTGGGATGCGGCTGAACCCGCTTTTGACCCGACAGCCGGACGGCTCTATGTCAAGGGCACTTCGGCTATGGTGGAATTTTCTTCCGCCAGTTTTATTAATGGCCAGAGCACGGGCGGCGGGTCAATAACGCTGGCGTTAAGCGACGTGGATCGCTTAATTACAGGCGATGCCGGTGTGGTTACCGTACCCTTGGATAGTTCAGTCAATTTTCCGATTGGATCTCGTATTTGGATATACAACAGTAACGCTAGCGCGCCAATCAATTTTGGCGGCACTGTTACTTATCGGGGCTCTGTCTTGGGCGGAATTCCCCCGCGAGGCTTGGGACTTATTTTCAAGATTGCTACCAACGAATGGCAAATTAGTAAATTTCTAGCTGACGGGATGACAGCCACAGTCGGGAATCTTTTTGCTACAAGTGCAGTCACCTCTCCGCTTCATTTAATTTCTGCAATCACCTCTATTTCGTCTGCGACCCATACTCTCGCCTCTGCCAACAATGGTGCAATTCTTGCCTTTACCTCAGATACAGCTGTTACGCTAACAATTCCAACTAGCTTGAGTAGCACTTTTTCCTGCTCAATAATTCAGCAGGGGACAGGCCAGATTACTTTCACCCCAGCGACCGGGGTAACCCGCAACGCTTTCGGTGGAGCCACCAAGACCGCTGGCCAGTATGCCGTAGCAACCTTGATCGCCACCGCTTCAAACACTTTTATTCTCGGTGGGCAGGTGGTGGTCTAATGTTCTTTATCCCCTCACTGCAAGGCTTAGCTGCACCCGTCGCTACGGCTAGCGGCCCGACGCCATTGGTCTGGTATCAGTTCAACGAAGGCTCTGGTACCAGCTTAACGAATGCTGGCAGTGGTGGGACCGCGTTAAATGCCACAATCTCCGGCCCTGGCTACAGCTGGGTAACTGGCTACAACGGCACTGGCAACGCCCTGAGGCTTACTAATAGCAGCGACAAGGCAACTGTAGCGGCTAATGCAGCATTGAACCTGACCACCGGTGGAACCGTTATGGTGCGCATAAAAAGCCTCAGTGGTGCCTCTCCTCCAGTTTGGGGAAGTCCTGGATTTGTCGGACTGCAAAGAACAACACCAGATGCAGACTATACGTTTAATTTATGGTTTAATTCTTCTGTTGCCAGAGGGTTCGTTGTTGTTGCCAGTGGTCGAGGTGATGTCGGGCACAATAATTCAAGCTTTACCATTACAAATTGGAACCATCTTGCCTTTACATATAATGGTTCCTCGCCTCAACTTTACTTAAATGGCACGGCAGTAGGTAGCAACCGAGCAGACCTGACGGGGAATTTTTCCTACACAGGAAATAACTTTCTCAGCATTGAAAATGCTAACGCTGACATTGACGACTTCCGCCTCTATTCCACCGTTCTTGCCCAGTCTGAGATCGCCGCCATTGCGAGTAGCTAATGTCTAAATCCCTTGTCCTGTCCAACGGCCAACTCCAAACTACGGCAATTGTCCCCGCCGTAGCCTTTCGGCCTGAGCTGCACTACAAGGAAGTCACCTACCCTACCGCTACCACCATGCGAATTAGCTATTACACCAATAGCGCCAAGACCACCGAGCTATATCGGATCACCCTCACCCGCACAAACGGGATCGTCACCGGCAGGGTGGACAACGACTATACCCAGTCGTTGACGCGAACGACCAGCTACACCCGTACCAACGGGATTATTTCTTCTGTGGAGGTGAGCTAATGCAAACTATCACCAGTGCAGCGATCCTGGGCTCCCGCTATACCAGCGGGGTGCAGTATCGCCTATTCGACGGCACCACCCTGGGTGCTTTGCAAAATCCTACCCACCTGGGCGGAGGCATCTGGCGGGCGGTAGTGGAGCTGCCCGATGCAGGCGGCGAAGTGCGCTGGTTTGCCAATGCTGGAGCGGCGCTGCTTGGGGTCGATGTGGTGGGTGCTGTGAACCCAGACATTGCCAGCACCCTGGCCCTGGCCCAAGCCTTCACCCTGGGGCGCTTCAAGATCGACTACCCCAATAGCACCGCCACCCAATACAACCCGGATGGCACCGTGCGGAAAGTATTTGCCCTACAAGACGATCAGGGCAACCCTGCCATTGATGCCCAGTCTGCCGTTGATCGGGTGCCGTTGCCATGACAAACCTTCGTGAACAATGCCAAGAAATTTTAACTCGTTTGCCCGAAGCTGCCTTGACTGAAGCGCTATCTGATTTAGCGGACCTAGAGCGATTCTGGGATCCGTCCTCTCCTGTCAACCATGTGGGTGCTCTGCAAGATCCCATTCATAAGGATATTGGGGAATCGAGACCAGCTTACACTGCTAGGCAACTTGCCAAGCGTAGGAGTAGCTAGCCATGCTCTACCCCCTCGGCCTAACCGGCACCCTCTATCCCCTTGGCCTGCACCCTGGCCTGATCCTGGGGCTACGCCTGCTCAAGTGCATCCCCTGCATCCACCTGGATAGCCTTGCCCCTGTCCTGGACCTGCTAGCCCAGCATCCTAGCCTGGAACTGGCTAGCACTATCCCTAGCCTGGATCTGACCACCCTGGCCCCAGCCCTAGCGGTAGCGGCGATCATCGCAGGGCTGAATATTGGATCCATTGCGCCCACACTTAGCCTGGAGGACTGCGACTGTGACTGATGCTTTGAACGGAAAAATTTTTCTATCTGGAGCCAGTATATCTGGATATACCTGGGAGTTTTCTCGTCCAATTAATGATACTATTACTAGCTATGTTAATGCTGATGTAACAACTAGGATCTTTTCTTTGAGTGTTGATTGTATTCCTAGTTCGGCTCCTGTTTTGACGTTATCTATAAATAATGGTTTAACTAGGAGAAATAACACAGCTAGTTTTCAGTCAGGACTATATCAAATAACATCCACTCAAACCGCAACTCTTTTAGGATCTTCAAAAGCTAAACGATTCTCTTATGCTTGGTGGATACAACCGTTGGGCTATGAACCTGTTAGAGCACCTATAGGAGAAGGATACGATGGTACATTTGTTATTGTGAAAGAAGGTTACGCGGGATCTACGTTAAAGGATATCGAACTTCTATTATTGGAATAACGATCGCTATGGGTAGCAAAGAAGACTTTGAACACATTAAGGGAATTAGTAACAATTTTCTTATAGCTGCGTTAAGTAACGAATACAAAGCCAATAAAGTTGGTGTTAATGATGCTAACCGTAGAGAACAGTATATAAATAACATATGGCAGAATGGTGGTAAAGACTTTGTAGAACGGGTCAAATTATATGGTAGAACTGAAAGAGGTACTGAAATTGTTTTATCCCCTTGGTATTCAGAACTACTCGAAGGATTAGGTGATTTTAGAATATCTCGGGTTTTTTGTACAGGTGCAGCCCAGATAGGTAAAACCTTAGCGGCTAACTTATTATTGGCTGATACGTTAGTGTACGGTCGCTGTAATACAGGTATATTTTGGCAGAGTCTTTCAAGTCTCACTAATAATGCTCCCGTACAATATCAACCGATAGTGGAATCGTATGTGGAAGCTATGGAGCGAAATGGTTATCGCTTTAGCAGATTCAAAGATCGCATGACGAGCCAACGTTATATGGTTCAGGGTGTGACATCTTCTCTTTCCTATGTATCCACCTCTAGAACAAGTGATGAAAGCGGACTGGCCGCAGTGGGAGGAGCAGCAGCATCATTTACGGCTGATTTTTTGTCATGTGATGAGGTGTCACAGTATGCTCCAGGAGCTATTGATCCTTTGCCTAGACGGGTTGATGCTTCTTTGATCGCAACTAAACCTATACGTTTCTATGGTACTCCTGGTTCTGGTGGGGGTATAGAAGCTCTTATAGAGAAGGAAGCGGCTCACGATTTTTATCCGGCTTGTAATTGTCCTAGTTGTAAAGAAGATTTCTTTTTAGATCCGTTTGGTTGTTTATTAAAAAAGATAACACGTTTGGATTCCGCTGGTAATACGATAGAATCCTATGTGACTGATACCAATAGACCAAAAGAATGGTGGCATACAGACGAGAAGGATCCCGTTTCTTCTGCTTATATAGCGTGTGCTCATTGTGGATCTCGACTAGAAAATTACGTTTTAGAAAGCGCTAGATATAAATGTCGTATAACTGGTATATGGTTTAGAGAGTTTATCAATTCTATACCACCTGGTATTCCGAATGACCAAAAGGCGATCTCTTTTAATATTTCACCATTAACTAGAAAAAGTAAAATAAATTTAGCTGCTGATATTATTAGAAGTGGTCTAGAAGCCACGGATAGTAGAGACTTTATTCAACAACGTTTAGGACACCCTTCTAGGGCTAATGCAACGTGTATAACGATGGAAATCCTTAAAAGATCTATTGAAGCACCATCGCCTCTAAGATCCCCCGAAGTGAGATTAGCTGGTGTAGACGTTGGTAGAGGTCAATATTGGTTGAGCATAGCTAACTTTACGCCGCCAGAAGATTGGAATACGTTAGCAACAGAAGAGATCATTGAACGTACTATAGTAGAATATGTCTTTCTTAATGAGATATCTGTAAACGAATTAGCTTACAAACTCAAAGAATACAATGTCGAATACGGTTTGATCGACAACGAACCAGAACGTTATAGAGCGGCTGAGTTCAAAAGGTCTACAGTTTTAGAAATAGCTGATCAAATAAATAACCTTAAAGATAATGTTAAAGAGGTATATGTAGAAGAAGGGGGTAACAAGATACCTTGTTATCAAATAAGGAACGAACGTTTTGTTAACCAAGTGTTGATGTCATTTATATCGCGATCTGATGATGGATATCCGATCGCACGATTACCAAAGAATATGGAACGATGGGTTGCTAATCCTTCTGAAAATAATCCATTGCGTCATTTATGTAGTCCTAGATATGATCCCTATCTAGGTAAATTCGTTCGCACAGATCATATTGACGATTTATATTTCGCTTCTGTGTTTATGCAGGCGGCGTATTATATATGGCTAACTAGAAAGACTAAAAATACATTCAAGTCAGGTAATCTGGTTACTTTAACTAATTCTTCTGATGTGAAAATAGGTGGCCACAGAAAATCATTTATCCCTTCTGTTAGAAGATTTTAGGATTAAACTGATTTATTTAGAAACTATTTTTGTCGGAGATAGATTCATGGATCTCTTTAGCGATCGCTAATATTTTATTGATCGCTAATGTTGGATTAGAATACTCTCTAAAAAGGTTAGGGTTCGCCAATAATCCAGAGCATATCAGATAATAACAAAGTTTTTCAATATCTTTCTTGTCAATGTACATCTCTAATCTCCTCTACGGTAGCTTCTATTATAGGTCTTTCAGATTCTTGTGTGTAACTAGCATAATATTCTTCTTTAGTTTCTCTAATAGCTTGAATAACCTGTATGAAAACATCATCTGGTAATTTCCGACGTAGTATTTCCGTTAATTGTTTAGTTTCTTCTTCTATTTTTTTCACTACTTGTACTCTTATAGGAGCATTGGCTCCTGTAAGAACGGATAAATCTTGTAACAACTTTCGACAAAATTCTGCGGCTTTAGGATCGGTTTCAGCTCTAGTTTTCCATTTTTTATATAACTCTTCTAACCTCATTAGTTGAAGTTGGTTATATTCAGTTGCTCCTTCTAGATTTTGTTCATGAAGTTTATCCATCGCCTCTCTTACAAGACGTGATATATAACTCGGTTTATATGGACGAATAGGGGTTCCAGTTTTGTCCTTTACACCTATTTTATAATTATCAAAAAGTATATCGCAAATTTCTTTGTCGTTATGACCATCTGTTCTTAGTTTTATACAGAGGTCTAAAACAATTTCCTCGGGTATATTCCTCGCTATACGTTTGTACGATCGAGGTATTTTAATTGATGTGTTGTGAGGGTTTTTGTAGATAGCCATTATTCAATTTTAAGATCTCTTAGCCGAAGAGAATCAGTTTTATCGCTACATTCTCTTAATTCCTCTAAAAGAATACGAGCTTCTTCAAATTGAAGATCTTCCATTGCTTGTTCATATGCTTCTAAAACAATAGAACAACTTAGAATGTCAATGGTTGATTCGGTTGGCATATTTGAGTGTCTCCTATCTTAATCGGTTCTTGACCTTTAGGACATTGAATATTGAGAACCATCGATAGAATAGCAGATATTGTGGACGAGATCGCGATCGATCTGATAATGTAGTTCATGAGTTTTTCTCCATAGTATAGTTAGTTACGGATGAATTGTTTCGCAGGCTCATTTTCCCAAAATGGTTTACAAGAGCACCTACAGTAGCCAAGGCTTCCATGTCGATGTCAGCCACTTTGATAAACTCCACCCCCTCAAGGGCGTCAAATGCCTCATCGGGCATGAGTGTCCCCGCCCGCTTGCAGTGAAGGAAGCCTTGGTCATCGACCTTAAAAATGTTGCCGATTCCCAGGGTGCCGTCATCAGACGGCTTTGTTACCAGACACCAAACGTTTTTATCCATCGTCTTTTCCCAAGGTAATTTACAAAAGCACCCCAGCAGCCACGGGCTGGCGGGTTGATGCCTAAAAGTCTTCAGGCTTGAAAACAATCTGTCCCAGTGAGTCTCGCAAATATTCAGGATGGGCTAGATTGTTTTCAAGCCTGAAGACTTAGGGCATAGTCATAGGCATATTTGTGATTTTGACCATAAGGTGACTTGGCGGCATACGTGGCTTTGCGTTCAAGGGTATGGACAACGGAAAGAAACTCCTGTTCATTAAGGTTTTCAGAGACGTATTTTAACATAGCTTCTATAGAACTAGGATCTGCACGCAACACAGAAGAACAAATCGCTAGATCTATATGAACGAGACAAGTTGCAATTCGAGATTCTGGTGTTTCGCTAGACAGTTCAGAAAGAAATGACAACATTTGTCCTCCAGTAGTTTAAGTCTAGTTAACAAACAACTTAAAGAACACTTACAACTCGAAAGCCGTAGGAGTCGTAACGGCTGACAGGGTCGCTGAAGTTCCGATAGGCGCAGCAACAGTACCAAGGAACGCTGAACCAAGAACCGCCGCGAAGTATGCGAAGGTCACTATCCCCTCCGGTCATCCAGGCACTGCCATCAACCGGAGCCCCTTCGTAACTATCGTGAAACTGATCTAGGCACCATTCCCATACGTTACCGTGCATATCGTAGAGTCCAAAGCCATTGGGGGGAAACCTGCCTACCTCGGTGGTTGCTTTCCGATAAATTCCCTTGGGTCCAGCCCCATAGGTGTCGTTGCCATCGTAGTTAGCTAGATCGGTAGTGATGGTTTCGCCAAAGTAAAATGCTGTAACGGTGTTAGCCCGACAGGCGTATTCCCATTGAGCTTCGCTGGGGAGAGTATAAATTCGACCAGTGTGAGCCGACAAACGGGCACAAAACTCTATAGCTTCATACCAATTCACTTGTTCTACTGGTCGGTTATCTCCATCGAAGCATGATGGATCGGGGTTCAGATCAAATTTAACTTCGGGCAAACTGGCCACTGCCCGCCATTGAGCCTGGGTAACCGGGTAACGCCCCATCAAGAAAGGGGATACCGTTACCTCGTGTTGAGGCCCTTCGTGGGTAATCTCAGATGATCCCATTAAGAAGGTTCCACCAGGGATAAGGATCATTTCTGACTGTGTCTTTAACAGTTTTAGCTCAATTTCTTGAAGCACTTTAACGGTATCCATTTTTAATGTTTTTCTCCCTTTTAATTAAGTTTGGCGCAATCCCCAAAAATTACGAAGATCGCGCCTTAGTACTTTGCTGATTGGACTCGTACAGGTTAAAGATTTTTCTGCTATTGACCTACACCATCCCCATCAAGATCGCATGATTCACTTGCCAGTATTTCATTGCTCTCCACTGTAATGACACAACCAGATGGTATCGAAGTAGATGGTTCTATGGTACTAGAACCAGAAGGTGCAGAATCACAAGCGGTGAACAGCATAAGAGCGATCGCTGAAAAGATCAGTGTTAGTTTCATAGGAATGTTCTCCAATATTTTATCCAAGCATCGGTGATCGTTAGACTACTGTCTTCTTTCATTATCTCATAGATCGCTTTCCAGATGTGCGATCGTCCTGGATCTTTTACAATCTGTTCTTGTGCGAGAGTCTTATCCTTTGCTCTATTAACAGTCATGGTATCAAAGTGCCGCTATATATGGCATATCCAATTCTAAATGCCCTCCACCGTATACACTAACAGTTTTTTGACCCAAATGGATTTCCTCGATGACTCCTATTTGAATGATCGACGTGTACCAAACCTGTTGCGTATCGTAGACTAAAAACGGTTTAGACAGTTGTTCAGGTGATAACGTTTTTAGATAATCTAGAACATTTTGTCCCGTAAGTTGTTCAGCTTCCATTATAAATTCTCCTTTTTAATATCACAACCTGTTTACTCTTCAGTTCCATCGTCAAGGAGAAACACTTTAACCTTATTCAGTGGAGCATACAATATATTCCCGGAGGAAATTTTTTCAAATGTATCCCATTCAACGTCCCCTTTATCAGCGTCGGTATTAAATGCCTTAGTGATAGCATTACTTTCAGAATCCGCTTCGATTTCAAAAGTGATGCTACCTGCAATAGGAATCTTCACTTCATATAACGCCATGGTATTTTCTCCAAAATGGTTTACAAAAGTACCAAGAGTCTTCTAAAAGTTTATCAACATATTAATAAAATGATCATAAAGATCCTCCATTACGAACAAACATGGTTACTAACGCTATTCTATTATCTACACCCAATTTATCTTTTATATTCTGTACATGCGTATCAACTGTTCGTTTAGATACACCTAATCGTTCAGCGATCTTATTATTGGTCAAACCATAATCTCTATCACCATCGGTCGTTACAGTTGCGATCATTTGGAATATCTCAGCTTCTCTTTGTGTCAATTCTTCCATGGATTCTCCTCAAATTCTTGTGTTTTAGATTCTTCAGATCGCTCTTGCCAAGTTTTTACTGGTATATTAGCTTCCCTTAATAGGTCATACAGATATTCTATTTCCTCCCACAACAAAGCTATTCCTTTTTCGCGATCGTATTGGTATTCCTCCTTCTCTTCTTCTTCGTCTATGTCCTCATAGTATTTCTTCAGATTCGGTGGTAGCTTTGCGTACCATGTAGAACCACTCCAATCCATATCAATGTTTTTCCTCGTTTGTATATCCAGTGTCCTTTGGAGCATGAACTATTTCGTCTTCGACAATCATACGTAGCTATTGATAGTTTACCGAAATGGTACTAAATCCGCTATATATAACCAATGTGGGTTTAGCAAAGAAATAACAATCGGGCATATAGAATATCCAATCGTTCCGTTTTAGTACCTCTTCCCGCCATGCGTCAATGAATTCAGTACTATAGCGATCGTCCTCAATATCAATGAGAAAAAGTTCGGTATCGGTCAAATGCTTAAGTGGTGTATTCATCAGGCTTTTAGGTGCGATCATTTTGGTTCTCCTTCTTTTAACTGGTTAACTAATCCCTCTAACCACTGTGTATAATTTGGATGATCGGACTCCAAGAATTTTTGATATAACTCTTGAGCGCGATCTTCCAACAGTCCGATCTCGTAAATGTCACCCATATTTACATAGATAGTGTTTCTTACGATTGTATAACCATTATATACCTTTTTAGGATATCTTTTGGTTTCACACCATTTCAAGTCTAAATGTTTGTGATCACGATCTGTCTCTACGTGATTTGGAAGATCAAACCTCCTGTTATAAGATTCGTAATTAAGAAAATCCAAAACGACTTCTAAGATGTCAGCATCAGGAGGTTCAAATGGCCTAACGTCTACCACTTCAGCTCTCATACCTGGACTAAGATCTGTGTGATAACATAAACCATTATGATGCAAATCGTCATCGACTTGAATTTTCTCAGGGCTCACCTCGACAACAATAGGAACTCCTTTCCTAAAAAGTGTCATTAATTCGTTTCCGGTGACATATCTCATTATTTTTTCCTTATTCTAAAAACGATCGCGATCTACTTAAACGAGAGGGTTACTAGCTTCGTTCCAACCATGAATGTATCCACTCTCCCACACCTGTTTTAGCATTCTCAATGAATATGACACATCTTCTTCACTCCAACCAGTGGGGAATGTACAAACAACATGATCAAGTTCGTTTAGAACGACTGGCACTGTTATCGGTATATTGACTTCACTTCCATCAACTACTCTTAGTTGACCATTAAAAGGGTTTTTCATGGGTAGTATCTCTTAGATGTATCCTAATTTGTAAAGAGCTCTTTCTTTCCCTTCTTTCAACTTCTTCGATCGCTCATCAAATTCTTCTTTTAATAATAATTGCAGAAAAGCCGTTTTTTCTACAATAGCATTTTTGGCCCTGATCACACCTTGATCGTTGGCGAAAAACACGTCTTTTTCATACCAGCGATTATAGTACTCGGAGTACGCTTTCCCACAGAATACACCTTGCTCGTACTCAGAGTCCGTAGGAGTGTATTCCACAAAAGGATTAGAGCCTTCTGCACGGTATAGACAACAATCATCAAATGTAAGATAAGGAAGACTGTTCTCAACCACTATGATAATGACGTTTTGACGCATTTGTTATTCTCCTTATTTACTATGGTACACCCCAAACAGTTTCTCACCGCTCTTGCTTGTAACGAGCATCAAAACCTTGATTCCAAGCTTCTCTAAGAGCTGGGATCACAAAGTCGATCGCAATCTCATCGCTTATCACACCTAACACAGCGACAGTCGAGCCAGATTCACTGTCGATTAAGATCTTAGTGCCTACGGGATGTCCACCATTAAAATAATGAGTAACGGTGGCGATCTGTAAATCCAAGGTGTTGTAAGGATTTTTCATGGTTTCTCTTTCTCCTTTTTCTAATATGTTAACAACGGGTTACACTTGTGTCAAGTCTTATCTTACTGTTCCGTCTTTAATACAGACGAACCTCGTATCGTTCATACAAGCGCCTGACAAATCGGCATCTGTAAGATCGCAACAAGAAAAATCGGCACCTGTAAGATTGGCTTCTGATAGATTAACACCTATCATACTAGCACCTACAAGACTAGCATCGGTAAGATTAGCACCTGACAAATCGGCACTATCTAGGATAGATGCACGAAGATCAGTGTTCTCCAAGTTGGCATCTCGTAAGATCGTATTTCTAAAATCTACACCTACCAGACGTGTATCCGATAGATCGCATTCAGAAAGGTCTAACACATAATCAGGATCGCTAACCCGCCATCGATTGAAAAGTTCGACGGATTCTTTGAGAGCTACCAAAAAGTTTGTAGTTACGTTATTCATTATTTACATCCTTTCAGCTAATTGAGCATTGCGATCGCATATCCAAGTGATTAATTCACTATCTACTACATCTGGATATTCTCCTTGGTTGAGATGTTTAGCAATTTCTCTATATAGAGTCGATTTGTCACTGCGATCGTATTTAATCATAATACCATGTTTAGCGGCGTGTCTAAAGTCATTATTATAATTATTCTGTATGGTTAACATCGTTGTAAGTCTCCTTTGTTTATCGAATATAGTCTTACTATACAAAATAGTGATTGCCAACAAACGTATCTGTAAACTTTCTTATTGTCCTACGTTTGGGGTAATGGTACGTTCTCAGTTCGAGAACAGTTGGAAATATGATCCGAGTAAAGCTATTATTTTTTTCGATATTGACAATATGAAAATTCTGAATAGTACGTTAGGTTATTCAGAAGTGGATGATCGCATTCAAAAAGTTTTTTCTAACGTTCGTAAGGATGAACTTATAGCTCGTTGGTATAGTGGTGATGAGTTCGTTATAATTGCTCCTCTTAAAGATGCTATGTTATGCGCCCAAAGGATAAGATCGCTATTTAATAACCAAAATATATCAGTTACAGGAGCGATCGTTCCGGTATTTGATATACCACTTAAAGATAACGTAAAAAAGGCTAGTG